GAAACACTGAACAGAACATCATGCGCAGATATGCTCAACTGGACAATGAATCGCGTCCCCGCTAGGTGTTTTGCAGAATGGAGTAAAGCGCGATGATCAATGGCCTGAAAGTTGCCACCATCACCCCTCTGCACTACGGCGCGGCCTATCTCCCGTATGCGCTGCGCAGTCTTGAGTCCGTCGCAGATGACATGCTGATCATGTACAGCCCGCACCCCTCGCACGGCACGCCTTACACGTCGATCCCATGCCCTGACAGTGAGGCGGATTTGAAAGCATCGGTGTTTGAGTCGGGTATTCTGGCCGACCTCGACAAGGTGCGCTGGTACGATCACACGGGATGGGAGAATGAGGGGCATCAATTCAACGCGGGGTGGGAGTACACTGACGCCGATGTGATTGTGAAGCTGGATGCCGATGAGTGTTGGGCACCTGGCCTGCTTGAGGCGGTTGTGGCCCATGCCGTTGAGCAGAATTGCTATGAGACACGTGTCCTCTTGCGGCACTATTGGCGCTCATTTCATCGGGCCTTCACCCATGACCCCGCTGCACCAGGGCGCGTGTATATTCGGCATCTCCCCAAGCAAGAGACAACCTATCACAGCGCTGACAATGCCATGCGCATCCACCATTACGGCTATGCAGAGCGCGTGCCAGTGGTGCGCTACAAGATGAGCATTCACGGCCATCGCGGGGAGTTCACCAATCCGAATTGGTTTGAAGAGGTGTACGCGGCCAATCGACAGACCGACTGTCACCCGATTGGCATGGACTCATGGGCGCATCCCGACCCTGTGACACCGCCTGATTTTATGCTTGACCATCCGTATGCACAGTTGAATGTGATTGAGTAATGAACATCTACCTTATCCCTCCGCACGGGGTGGTAACCTATGGGAAGGTGTATTGTGAGGGGGTGTATGGAGAATCGGCCTTTACAGCCTCTCAAATGAATGAATTGGTCAGATTGGGATGTGCAACATGGTTTGACACATCTTCCCCCCACTTGACCTCTGAGGTATCCAGCAATACACGGCCACTAGACTATATTGGGCCTGTACACACGATTTTATCAAGAGTTGAAGTGTGGGGCATCGATTGGTTTACAGAGGATATACAGAGAGAGCTTAGGGTTTGGTACCCGTTGTTAAGCCCGATTTTCCAAAGACTTGAGAAAAGACCGTAACCATGTTTGCCCTCATCTACTCCTCGGCCTACACAGAATACACCGTTGACACATGTGAGAGCGTTGAGGAGGCAGAGCGCCTGTGCAAGGATCGGTGCGGCATTCGCAATCCTAAATTTGGGCAGAATGACGCGGGCGTGCTGTACACAATTGGCTATGGGGATGGCGGGATTGTGCTGCTGTCATTGCAAGAGGTGAAGACATGACAGGCGTAGCGCTGCGCACGATGCAAGTCTGCATTCGAACCTTCACCGATGGGGATCGCACGTTTACGTTTCATGTCTTGCGCCATGATCTGCCCACCTTCCTGATTGCCGAGACGCGCATCAAGTTTTACTCATTTGTGACGACGGATGGCACGCAGCAATCGTTTCTCTACAGCGACATCCGGCATATTTCATTCACAGAGGTCTGATGATCACTGATTGGATCAAGTTTTCTGCCCATGTTCATGTGGGATGCTGTGTAAGATACATGGGAAACGATCACACTCTGTCGAACGCTATTCTTTTAGAGAATTATCCGTATACCTGTTGGGATACCGGAGCGTCGGCAAGGGCGGATGAGGAACTCCTTGATTGGGTTCTCGTTGATGGGATGAAAAATCATTTTGATGCTCTATCTTTTCAACCAATTGACCGTCGCCCTACAGAGCACGACTACAATATGATGCGCCCGCGTGATTTTGAGTACCTTATTGATGGCCAATGGAAGACGTTTGATGAGGTGATGGCCTGATGCTTCTCTCTGTCGTGACAGGCAGCTACAACCGCCTCCCCCTTCTGCAAGCCATGATTGCCTCGGTGCGGCGCTATCTCCATTTTGGCCTCTCATACGAAATTATAGTCGTGGATGGCGGCTCCACCGATGGCACGATTGCGTGGTGTAAAGCGCAGTCTGACGTGCGATTGATCGAGCATGGCGGCTTATTGGGCGCGATTCGAGCCTTCTCCGATGGGGCGTACGCGGCGCGGGGCGAGGTTGTGCTGTTGGCCAACGATGATGTTGAACTCATCGACTACTCCTTGCTTGCGGCCATTGCCTACCTGCAAGAGCATCCCACATGCGGCGCGGTGGCCTTCTCCGATGATCGCGCTGCCATTGGCAAGCCAGCGGGCTATCATGTCCAGACCATGACCGTGTTGAATTTGGAGAATCAGCCTGTCAGCATTCCGTATGCACAGGTGGGTCTGTATCGGCGCTGGCTTGGGGATCTATGCGGATGGTGGGGCGCGCATGATCCCACGTTCACCTCACACACCTATGGCGGGGACAATTATCTCACAGCGCGCATTGTTGAGCATGGCTACACCGTCGACGCGGTGGACGGCGTGCGCGTCAAGGACATTGTGGCAAATGATGGCTTACGCGAACACAACACGCGCACCGAATTGTCGCGTCCGAGCAGCTATTATCAGCGCTTCACCACGCCGCCACAGATGAAGGCCCACCCCACGGTTAGCAATCCTGAGCATGAGTCAGGGCTGCGCATTCTGTATCTGCCCATCTTCGAAAGCAAGATCTATCCTCATCATCGCCCGATGAAACGGGGCCTGCGAGAGGCCTTACAGCGCATGGGCCAGGTGATTGAGATCGATTATCTGAATGAGCCATACGACCTCGTTGAGATCGTGCGCGCATGGCAGCCCAACATCTTGTTCACCCAATGTCAGCGCGATTTGAAGGATCTCACCGCCGCCCGCGCCGCGCAACCTGACATGCTGGTGCTCAACTGGAATGGTGATGTGTACCTTGATGCGTTGGTGTCTCCTGACACCCTCTCATGGTTGAAGGCCAATGTGGATGTGCAACTGATGGTCAATGGCGCGGCCCTGCCTGTCTATGCTGAGCACGGCATCCCTGCTGCCTATTGGCAGTGTGCCTATGAGCCTGTCAACGGTGACGTGACGATTGCCGATGAAGATGCCTATGAGATTGTGTTGATGGGGTCGGCCTACAGCGAGAAGCGGCGCGAATTGGCGCGTTTGCTGTGTGATCTGCCTCACAGCGTGGGGTTGGTGGGATCGGGATGGGTGGGGGAGCTTGAGCCTCACAACGCGGGCAACACCACCTATCAGTTTGAACTCTCGAATGCGATACGACGCAGTGCAAAAATTGAAGTGGGGGACAATCAGTATGAAAAAGACACAGGGTTTGTCTCCAATCGCATCTTTGACTGCCTTGCATCGGGCGGCGCGCTACTGCTTCACCAGCGAGTGGATCGTCTGGAAGAGTTCACAGGATTGAAGGCAGGCGTGCATTACGTCGAATGGACAGACTTTGACGACTTGTGCAAGAAGATCTCGTATTACATGGCCCCCAAGAATGAGAAAAAGCGTGCTAGAATCGTCAGTGAGGCCTATGCGTATGTGTGTGAGCATCACTCATTTGACGCACGGCTGAAACAACTGTTCACTGAGATCTTGCCGAGGGTGCTGTGATCGACATTGAATATAACGGCCCGTTTTCTCTATTGGATACAATATCTCTTTATAAGCCTACCGAGGTTTGTAAATGCGGGTCATGCGATCACACGCGAATCGTTGATGAAAAATATAAGATGGTTCGATGGGAGTGCTCTGAATGTCGATACAGTACGATTTGGTATGCCTACAGCGACAATACATACCTCATCGGAATAGCAAAAAAGACAAATGACACCCCTTGACCTCCTCATTCTCTCATTGTTCACATGGCGCGGCGCGTATCTTCTGGTCAAGGAGGACGCGCCGTTCCGACTCATGGCCCGTATTCGCGCGGTGACGACGTTGGGCGGGATGCTCAATTGCATCTACTGCGCGTCAATCTGGGTGGCATTGATAGGGTTCATCCTGATGAGCACGCCTCTTGTGCCTGTGGTCTATGTGGGCGCGATTAGCGGGGGCGCGATGATGATGTGGCGTTATACGGGAGGCGAACACGGATGACGACAAGGCAAGTCCGCAAAAGACGTGTTCGGTCTTTAGACCCTCGACTGTCAGCCCATTTGTGGGTATGGCGGAATTGGATTAAAAACGGATTCCGCAAAGCCAGCGCGATTGATTACACCAACAATGGCTACTGTAATGTCCAAAAAGTGTCGACAATAAATGGGGATATTTTCTGCTTAATGGATCGCTCTCCGATCATTGTTCGGCGTATGCGTGAGGCCATCATGGAGCTTTACAAAATGTCAAACGATAAAGATCCTATTTTTGTGGACCATCACGTTTTTGAGCGCATCAAGGCTGTTGAACATGGTTAGCTTCACCCTGACCTATGACAAGGATGTGATCGACGCCCTGCGCGCAAAGGTTGCCAACGCCCCGCGCTCTCTTGCGATCTTTGCTGAGAAGACCGTGCCCGCGCTCATCCGCAAGGAGTTGACGCCGCTTGTGACCGAGCCGCGTGCGCCCTCACTGCCCTTCGTGTGGTCAAACGATCCTGTGAAGAATGCAAAGGCGCGGCGCTGGTACTTTGCCAACAAGGTCAAAGGCAAGGGCGGCGGGCGCTATGTCCGCACTCATGGCCTCGTCAACAATTGGAAGGTAGAGGCCGCCGCCACGGGCAGCGGCGCAATCCTCACTGTGTCCAACAGCACCCCAGGGCTTGATTACGTGCAAGGGCCGAAGCAGGTGCCGAGCCATCATGACAGTGGTTGGGCACAGTATGACGACGTACTGCTGAAAGCCGAGCAGAAGGCCAATGACATCGTGATTGACTACTGGCTGAATGCCGTGGTGGTGAAGGGGTGATCCCGTGAGCGTGTACTGCACATTGGCCGATGTCCGCAAGGAACTCAACGCCAGCAACACCGTCAGCGATATGCAGGTGATGGATGAAATCTATCAGGTGTCACAGCGCATTGATGAGCTGTTCAAAAGCGCTGTGCCGCTGTTTGTGCCTGTCATTGAAGCCCGCGACATCGCCCTCAACGGCGTTGACATCAACAGCGCCCTGCGCACGCTCATCATGCGGACCACACAGGGCGTTGTGTCGCCGCTGCTGAGTCTGACAGGGGTTGGCATCAACACAACAAACCTTGTGGTGGGAACCAATGTGCGCGCCTATCCGCCATCCCCACGCCCACCGTATTATCAGCTTCAATTGTTGGGGAGTGCCTGGACATCATGGTACAGCCTCGCATACTGCGCTGACAACGCGTGGGGGCCTCAGTTTGCCAGTGTGACAGGGGTGTGGGGCTTCAATCGCAACTATGCTCAGGCGTGGCTTGCGGTGGATGCGCTGGCCGCTGCCATCACGACCACCACCGCCACGACATTCACCGTGGCCGATGTGGACGGGGCCAATGCTTACGGACAGACACCACGCATCAGCGCGGGCAATCTGGTCCAAATTGACAGTGAATGGATGGATGTTGTGTCAACGGACACGGCCACCAACATCGTCACCGTGATCCGTGGCGTGAATGGCAGCACCGCCGCCACACATCTTATCAGCGCGCCTGTGAGTGTGTATCAGGTGGATCGCTCGATTCGTCGTGCCACCACGCGGCAAGTGGCCGCACAGTACGCGCGCCAGGGGGCGTTCAACAATGTCGCCATGACGGGCATCACGAACACCGACTATCCGCCGGATCTGATGACAGAGGTCACGGCGCTTCTGAATCTGTTCGCGAATATGTAGTCTCCGCACCATCCATCTGATGTGATCTCAGGCCCGCCATTGCGCGGGTTTTTGCGTTTGGAGTGCCAATGGCCACCTATGAAACAGAGCTGCTCAATCGGCTTGCGGCGCTGGAAATCGAGGCGATGGCAAGCATCGGCGTGAATGCGGACGCCAAACCCTACGCCTTGCACGTGAACGAGCGCTTTCCGTATTTCACCAACCGCATTGCGTCCAATCCCGTCGGGGATGATGGCAGCGAGGTGGAAGACCTCAATCAACCCCTTGTGATCATCCGTCTGGTGGTGGGGCATGTGACGGAGGGGTACAGGGGAGAGCCTGAAGGCAATCTCTATGAATGGGGGCCAGTGGTCAAAACCTACATTCAGAAGCGTTCCAACTGGCTGACCACGGCCACGGGGCCATACACCGCGCGCATGAGTCATCTTCAGTCGGCGCGTGTGACCGACAATGGTGGCTTTCGCATCTTTGAAAACAGCGGCCTCGGAGTCAATCAGGTGGGGCGTGAGCTGCAAGTGGCATGCATTTTTGATGAGTTTATCGAGCAAGTTGAGTACTGAGGAGACAGGGAATGCCAAAAACAATCCAGGCAGGCACGCAAGAGGCGTGGTTCATGTTTTACGACAGCAACGGCGATCCGAGCGGGGACACCCCCGACGCTCTCGCCAATGCCACCAGTGCAGGCGCGTACAAGCTGGTGGGCATTCAGGAGGCCCCGTCTGCGGTGCCTGAATCGAAGGCCGTGACCATCCCTGGGGACGATGGATCGCTCGGTGCGATTGAATTTGCCAGCGATGCACCCCGTGAGATTGTCCTGAACTTTGGGCAGATGGATCTTACGCTTGAGGCACGACTGCAAAACACCGATGTGGACACGTTCGGATCGATTGAAATGGGTCTGATCGATCTCGCCAACATTGTGCTTGGCACAGGCGCGCTGATCATTCAGGGCAAGGCTGTGAATCGTGATCAGGGGTCTGAGGGATTGGCGGCATGGTCCGGCATCATTTACCCCTACGTTCAGCTCTTGCCGCTCAATCGCGAGACATGGGCGGGCCGCACGGCGGGCGTGGTGCGCTACAAGGCCGTGGCACAACAGGCCTATAACAATCCGTGGGGCACAACCATCGTCAACAAGGCGGGAACACCCATCGGAGCCTATGCGCGCCCCTTCAAATCGGCACATCCGCTGACGATGGACGCCTTTCGCGGCGCGCTGTCCAGCTTCACCCTGAATCGCAGCCCTGTGGCTGTCAGCACCACACGGCCCTTCTCCGACAAGGTGGCCATTGGCGTGACCAGCATCAACACACCGACCCCGAAGCTCCTGACCCTCAGTGGCAGCGTGAGCGCGGGGCGTCCTGGCCTTGTCTTCTATGAGTACCAGTAGGGGCGCGTATGGATGACACATACACCTTTGAACACGATGGGCACACCGTGACGTATGTCCCGACAACCGTTCGCGCGCAGTTACGACGCAATCGCTATCTTGTGGCCCTGATCACCTTTTATGGGTATCCAGACGGGGAAACAGCCGCCGCGCAAAATCCTGAAGAGTGGGACAACTACAAAGAATACTCAGATGGCATGTCACAGTGTACCACCACGGCTCCGTGGTGGGTGGTGTCCACATCGACGCCTGAGCAGGTGGCCGCTGCTTACGAACTCTTCATGCATCAGGGGCCTGAGCTGTATTTCAAATTCGTGTCGGCCAACATCGCCACGCAGCCGCCAAAAAAAACAACGGAAGTCACCTGAAAGACATTGACACCATTGAGGACTTCATGCGGGATGTTGTCAAGATCGACAAGGGAGAGGAGCTTGAATACACCTCTACCACCCCGCGAACCTTCTTCTACGATGTTGATTACGTGATCAGGACATGGCTGGAACACAAGATCCATCACCTCTATCCCGACCCAGGCGGCTACAACGATCAAGATGCCTATCTCATGCTCGATTGGCACACGATGAACGTCTACTACACGCGCGTGATGAATGACGATTTTAGCACACTCAAGATCCCAATGGCTGACACGCCGTGGGAGGATTTGATGGGAGGGTAAGCGATGGCAGACAGCAAGCGGGAAGCACAGCTCACCCTCTCGATCAAGGAGGTGGGAGCCAAAGAGGTTGAAGCTGAACTCAAAAAGATCGGCACCACCACCACCACCCTACAACAGGAACTTGGCAAGCTGTCCCGCGCCGACCAACTGCAAAAGTTGGGGGCGGATATGGGCGTGCTGGCCAAAAAGACAGGCGATGTCAGTGGGGCGGTGGCCGATCTCAGCAAGCAGCTAACCTCTCTTGGGGCCACCAAAGACGAGATTCAGGCCGTTGCGCAGGCCTTTAATGAGGCGCAAAGCGGCGGCGGGGGCGGGAATGGTCCTGGGGGCAATCTTTTACAGCGTGCGGGGTCCGGTCTTCGTTCGCTTCCTTCCATCCAGATTCCAGGGACAGGCATCGGGACGGATGCCATTGCCAATATCACCCGTCTCACAGGCGCGTTAGGCGAGGCCGCAGGTGCAACATCACTGATGGAATCAGTGACAGCGTCCCTTACCCCTGTATTGGGGGCAACAGCGGCGGGATTTGCGGGCGTTGCTGCTGTTGCAGGGCCGTTAATCTTAATTGTTGGCGCGCTTGGGCTGGCAATTAAAAGCTTCTCAGACTCTACAAGTCAGCAAGTCGCAAATATCAATTCATTTGCAGACGCGCAACGCGCCCTAAGCGACAAAATCGCCAATGGATTAACATCAGACGACGCACAAAAAGAAGCTGATGAGATCAAGGAGCGACGGGATCGAGAGGTTCAAACCCTCGCAAAGCTTCAAGCGGCTTACGACGAATCAGAGAGACAGGCAAGAGAGACAGCGGAGGCGCAGAAACCGTTAATACAAGGCCTTTTTGGGGCGCGAGCTGGAACAGAAATCCTTGCAAACGTCGCGAAAGCCGCGAGCGCAGATGAGCAAGCGCTGGCCGATCAAATCCAAAAAAGTAAAGATTTGATCGCAGGCTACGAAGCCAATACAAAAACCCTCACTGATGCGCAAAACGATGGCACATTGGCGGCCAATGACGCCGCCGAAGCTGAGAAGAAGCTGGTCGAGGAGCGGACGAAGGCAACTCTCACCGCCGCTGACACCGCTGGTAAGGAGTTGGCCGCGCAGCAAAAGGCCCTGAATGCCACTGAGGAACAGAACACCAAGCGCCTTGAGGCCATTGATGATGAAAAGGCCGTTATTCAGGCGCAGATTGACGTTCTCACGGAGTCGGGTGACACCTCCGAAGAGGTCACAGCCAAGCTTGCCGCGCTCAATGGTCAATTGGGATCGTTGGGCAAAGAGAGCGAGTTCATCAAGAACACGGCGCTTGAAGTGTCACGTGCCAATGATGCGGAAAAGAAGGCCAAAAAAGACGCGGAAGACGCCGCTAAGAAAGCTGAGCAAGCCCAGCTTCAATACACCAAATCGATTGAGAACGCGGGCAAGCAGTTTACACAGTCCACACAGGACATCGGCACACGCTATCGTCAGGTGGCCGCCGACAATGCCACCAAATTCGGACGCGACACGGTTGACATTGCCACCAAGTATCACCGCGATGAATTTGACCTCGCTTTAAAGTTCAACAGGGCGGAACGGGATGCAGCGCTTGACCAGCAAGACGATCTTCTCAAGATTCGCGAGAATGGCAGCAAAGAGGAGCAAGACGCGCTTCGAGAGGGTGACTTTAAGGCTCTCTTCCTGGCACGTCAGAAGGAAGCGGAGACGCTAAAGCAGGAACAGGCGACGATTGACACCTCACAGCGCAAGCGTCAGCAGGACTATCGAGACGCGCGTGATGATGCACTCCGGGCAGCGGAACGTCAGCGCAGTGATCGTGTGTTGGCCTATGACCGTCAGTTGACCGATGCGCGCATTGCCCAGACGCGCGATTTGGCCCAGGCAAATCTCACCCGTCAGCGCGCATTACAGGCGGCCAGTGAGGGGCTGAATGCGGAGTTGGCCTTACGTGGACAGTATTGGAAGGCCGTTGTCGGTCAGACACAGCAGGCCTTGAATCAGATCAGTGGTATGGCAGTAGGGGGCACGACCACACGCAGCGCCCCGCAAGCCTTTTCCTTCAAAGCCATGAGAGGGGTAATCAGCCGATGATGCTTCCACGCTATCCCAACCAGGGACAGATGATCGTTCTTGGTTGGAGCAATCAGTCAAACCTCAAAAACTGGACAGCCTATTTCGGCACGGATGGGTTGGCCTTTCTGCCTCCCAATGATCGCAACGGATACACAGACGGGGTGGATCGCCCTATCCCAACAGGGCGCGTGCTCATGTCAGGGCTGAACATCTCACGTCAGACATTCCCGTGGGTGTCCTATGGGCAGGTGGATTATCTTGAGTCCACGTTCAGTGGTCAGAATGTCACCGTGGCGGTTCACAAGCCCACCAGCAAGTCCAAGCTGGTGATCGCCAACTTTAACGCCGTGTGCAACATCGATATGAATCAAACAACCTCATTGACCATCAAGGGCAATGGTTATGAAGGCTTTGTGGTTGAACTCGTGCTTGTGGAGCCGCTGTAATGCCCCCGTTTCCCCCATCCCTGACATCTCCTCAGATTGCCACGCTGCGCACCTCCGGCTATTGGAGTCGTGTGTTGGCCTGCCTGAATCCCAATGACATCGTGTGGCAGGCCCGTGCCAATCAGACGATCACTGACGCACCATTCACCTCATTCGCGTGGGACACGGAAACGATTGGCAGTTATGCGGATGTCTGGGAAGGATTGGTCGTCTATGTCTCAACCACCACCGATCTCACCGATTTCAAATACCGAGGCCGCGTGCGTCTCGCTCCATCATCAAACACGTTCTATATCTCCTATAACAGCACCCTCCTGAATGATGGCGATTACATCACGGTTGTGGCCGATGTGGACCTGTTCACCCGTCACCGCAATGACACGCTGATTGATGACAGTGTGGCCTATCACGCGCTGCCCCCTGTCCTAACTGGACTTCCGTCCGTTTTTGTGCTGTATGACAGTGACGCTGATGGGCAGGTGACGCTGACACCTGATCAGACGGGCATTCCTGTGGATGCGTTGGCCACGACTGTGGATGATTGGCAGTGGTCGGTGTGGGGCAGTGGCACATCCAGCATTGACGATCCGACGCTTGAACATCCCACCTTTACCTTTGAGGCGGGGTATCACTATCTCATCCGCGTTGTATACACCGATGACAACAATGAGTCGAACTATCAGATCTCGCATGTCTACGCGGTGACACGCACCTTTGACGCGCCTGTGGTACAACCGATTGTCACGGGATCAATTGAGTGTGACGATGGATGGACTGCCAGCGTGACCGCCTACGGCGATGTGACAGGCATTCTTGATCGCACACACTGCGCACTCTTCCATGTGCAGCACTTTGGTGATGACAGCAGCACGCCGATCGTCTCCAATGTCCTCATGAGTGGGCGTGTGCGCTCATCGTCCATCCAAACTGAGGGTAGTGCGGAGGCGGGGCAGGTGCAGCAGGTGAGCTTTGCTGTCGAGGGCATTACCTCTTACATGCGCCGCCTCAGCTTCCCCAATGACATCGTTCGCCCTGTGGCCAGCCCCGACGAATGGGGCGAGATCACCGCGCCGACGCCGTACCGCATGGCTGTCTATGCCATGTGGGCCTATTCGACGCTCACCAACATTGGATCATTCGGCGTTGAGGACGGAGCCTTTGCCGATTGGCAAATTGGAGGGGAACCGCGCGGGATTGATGGCAAATACGCGACGGATGTTCTTGAAACGCTTCTGTCTCCGATCCATGCCGCGCCCAATTATGCCCCCGATGGCGAGGTGTATCTTGCGATTGATGTGAACTACAAGCGGGATCGCAGCGGCGTCCCCGTTGTGACGACCTTCGCTCTTGATGACATGATCTCATACAGCGTCGATCTTGACAGCTCCAACATCGTGTCTCAGGTTGTGGCGTATGGGGGATCGTTTGACAGCGCTGCCAATACCTTTGTGCTCTACAGCGCCAACGCGCCGACGGTTGTGTATCTGGAAGGCGAAACACGCGAGTTAAATCGCGAGATCCTGACCCTTGATGCCAGCATTGACGACGCGCGCAATGAACTCAAGCAACGGGCCAGCGATCACTATGCCGCTGAAAACTCAAAACCGCTCATGGCGCTGTCTCTGTTTGACAGCTATTCAGGCGTGGTCATTCCATCCAACTTTCAGCGCTGGTCTGCTGTACTGCCTGCGTCTTCAAACACGTTGGGGCGGGCATGGACAGACACCGACTATTGGCTGCTGCAAAGCATATCTCTCACCATCAACACCGATGGCTCCATTGATGTGTCAGGACAGTGGCCTGCGGAGACAACCTTTGACGATGCCCAGGCGCAAGCCACGCTTCTGCCTGTCAATCTCGACGGTATGAATCCTGTTTTGCCTGCCTTGCCGAACGATCTTGCGTTCCCAACCGATCCCGCCGAGAACTATCCTACGGATTTCCCGCCTCTTGCAGATCGTCAGCCGATTGATCCATTCACAGGCATGATGGCCTATTCGCCACTGCCCCCGGATGTGGCAGCCAGAGCAGCGGCACGTCAAGCGTCCCCAGGCTGCAAGAGCATGAATCCGCCTGTCAATTTTCGCAACAGTGGCAACGTGTCATCATCCTTTACGACTATGTTGGGAGATCCCTACCTGATCACCGTATCAGGCAGTGCACAGGTTGATGATCTGACCAAGACAGCGCTTGAGCTGTTTACCACAGGAACCCTCCTGAGTCAGGTCGGTGATATTTATCGCATGGAGAGTGTGGGGAACACGATTTTCTGGGGAAACACCTTAGACCCTGACAACTGCTGGACGATGAGCTTTTCCATCATCAGCGGCGGCATCACCACAGGAACAGTGCTTGACTGCGCTGGCAATTCGATCTTATTCGGATCACTCCCCGCCAGCGTGCGCTATTTCGATATGGGCAGCGGCATTGGCACGTTTGTGGTTGACATCAGTCTGACAGATGGACCGCCCCCGCGTCCTGTTTATGCGGACGCCTTTTACACCTGGGAGAAAGATGACGATGGAAACATTGTCAACGTTCAATTGAACACCACGGGAGGGCTGCGCCTTGACAACAGTGCGATCAGTGTGCCGCCTCCCTTCAGTGAAAACCACAAGTACACGATTCCATTCACAGGCACCGGATCGGTCCTTCTTGCCCGCTTTGAAGACAGTGATTACAGTGACAACCAATCGGCCATTCTCTACCTCGACGTGTGCCCAAAGGAGGCATGATGAGTTATTTGCCTTCCACCACTGAGACAGAAATCCTCAGACGCCTGTTTCAAAATCGCGTCGGTGATGCGTGGTATGCGGTCCTTGGGGACTCGTCAGCCAGCGGTGCGCGGACCGATGTCCCTGGCAAGTCTGGGTGGGTGTATGTGCGCTTCCTGAATGGGGCAGACGCCAATGGCAATGTTTCATACACCAACCCGACGATGGTGCGCGCGGCGGGGGTGGCCTTTCCCAATGTCCCAGGCACAGGCCTGTGGATCGGCTACGGCTATGATGGCGACCTGTGCATCAAGGCAGCGCACAACAAAAGCCTTGATGCGATGGGCATTAACACGCAAGCGCTCAATCCACTGAATCAGCAAAGCCGCTTCGTGTATCCGTGGCAGCTCACCTATGGGCTGGCCAACGCCGTGGGCAGTGCCTCATCCCCATCAACACTGATCACCATTAAAAAGATCCGTCACTACACAGGCGGCAATCTTCTCCAACCCTTTGACACCCCCCTGCAAGCGGACAAAATTGACCTTGCGTCCTACATCCCTGCTGCTGACACGCACTGTTACGCAATGGTGTGGCTGGACACGTATCTGAATACAGCCTCCGTCACCACAAGCGTGACACAAGCGCTGTCATCCCCTCTAGGAGATTCGGATTTACAAGAGTGCGTGGTGCGGGCCGCCGCATCGCGCCCCCCCGATGCGGTCATGTTCAAGGCGTTCTATCTCTCGAACAATCAGGGATCAATCACGCAGAGCGATCTTGATGTGGATGTGCGCCAATGGCTCGACATGCCCAACGTCCTGGGATTCCCCAATGTCCTGACAACGTTGGAGCGTGTGCGCGCCAATTACACATTCGTGACAGGCCCCTTCACAACATCGGGGGTGGGGGATCTCGACACCAGCGAAACGGGCGCACAGGTCATCATCGTTCACAAGTCAAATATCACAAACACCGCGCCCACAGGAACGGATGACAGCGATTCGGGATACAGTGTCGGATCGCAGTGGTTTGACACCTCCACAAGCATCCTGTATGTCGCCAGCGATGTGACATTGGGCGCAGCGGTGTGGGATGCCGTGTCAGGCAGTGGTGGCTCATTCGCGCCTGACAATGCCACCTATCTCCTGCAAGTCGCCAACGGCAGCCTGCCCAACGCGCAAGCAATGGGCGCACTCGGCACAGGCATCGTCAAAAGCACGACAGGCACAGGCGTTCAATCCATTGCAGTTGCAGGCACGGATTACACCAGCCCCACAGGAGCGGAGGGCCTCAGCAACAAGACCATCACGGCGTCCTCGTTGATCGCCACGGCGTTGAGCCTTCTCATTGGCGGATTCAAGGGCATTTTCACGCATGCCAACAGCGCGGATAGAACCTACACGTTCCCCAACGCCAGCGGCACGATTGCGCTTACATCGGACATCACCTCACCACCATTTGTCGACACGCAGACCATCATCAAAGGCAGCGTCGATGCCACGAAACTCTTGCGCATTGAGGTGGACGGATTCACCACAGGACAAACGCGCGTTCTGACGCCGCCCGATTACGATGGCACGATTGCGACGTTGGCGGGAGCTGAAACACTCACCAGCAAGACGCTGACCAGCCCCAAAGTCAACGAGATCCTCGACAGCAACGGCAATGAGGAGATCAAGTTCACCCCCACGGCCAGCGCTGTCAACGAATTAACGATTGCAAATGCCGCCACAGGCAGCAAACCCGCAATATCAGCCACGGGCGGGGATGGCACCATTGGGATCGACATTCTGCCCAAGAGCACGGGCGTGGTTAACATCGATGGCGCTGTGACCATCAATGAATCAGGGAACAATCGCGATGTCCGCATGGAGGCTGTGGGTGAGCCTGATATGTTCTTCCTTGATGCAAGTGCCAAGCGCATCGGGATTGGCATAAATACACCTGGAGCAATACTTGATGTTCACAGCACAACGGACGCCAGCATTCCCGCACCCAAGATGACCACCACACAGCGCGATGCGATTTCGTCGCCTGTAGAGGGCATGCAAGTACAGGTCACTGATCAAGATGATCTGTCAATGTATACGGGGTCCGATTGGATCAATTTGCGACGTCCGTATTACTCAGAGATGCTCAATCCCTTCTCCGAGCACACGAACATCAGCGGCGCGGCGCTCGTCTGGGTGTCAGACACGAGCCAATCAGGGGCAGGGTATTGGCGCAAAAACACGGGGGCCGTGAACGATCAGACCGATTACACCGTGGCACTTCCGGCAGGAACGTACCATATCGAGTATATGGCCGTGAAAGGCGCGGGCGCGGGCGTCATGTCGATCATCATCGACGCCTCAACTGTCTCAACGCATGATCTCTACTCAGCAGCAACGGCGTATAACACGCGCGGCTCATCCTCGAATTTCAACATCAATCTGCCAGGGAACCACACGCTAAGCATCAAGGCAGCCTCAAAGAACGCCTCATCAAGCAATTACTTTATCAGCCTGTCATGGCTCCAATTCATCAGAACGGCGGAATATCCATGATTTTGATTGCATACGACTCAAACGGCTCCGATGGCAGCGATCTCTCTCAAATGCTGGCTATCTATGAATTGGATGGACAGCGCGTGAGCATTCCCGCCAACACCCCATCAGAACAGATTGAAGCGGCGGTGGTGGCAGCGCTGGCCACAGTCGAGCGCCCAAAACCTGCACGTCAAGCCTATAACAATCTCATTGATAACAATCAGGATCTCATTGTCTATGCCGACTATTTCTATCGCGCGCAGCGGGACTTGATTGCGTTGTGGAAGACCACGCCCAGCCTGACCGACACCACCACAGCGGTGTATGCCGCCGTGCGCCAGAACAAGGCCAGCGATACCAACCATCTGGCCATGTACAATCGCTTCCTGTGGTATCTGACACGCACCACGGCGATCACGCTTGTGTCGGGCGATCTGCCAACATCCCCCACACAGGCACAGGCACAGGCGATCAACGCATGCGCCTATCAATTCATCGCCATCGGGGTAGGGGTGGAAACGGTGCTCATTCGCGGTTAGAATGCACACACGCCGTTTCTCACACGAGAGCGGCGTGTGGCTTGCGAGTCTGCCCAGCTCATCTTTAGTCCAGAAAGGAGTGTGATGTCATCTCGCATTGACACTATATCACAGATCATCGCGTCAAAAGTTTCCATTTCTGAAAAACACAAAGCCCCCAATTGTGGGGGCAATGCGCGGAACTTGATGGGACTCGAACCCATGCATGCGGAACCTACAGTCATGTCAGCCCGTTACTCTAGCCGCTGAGCTACAAGTCCTGTCAGATTGGAATAACAACGCTTAGACTGTTCACGTTGTCAGTGTCCTCCCTGCGTGCGATACCAAACCGTCGCCAACGGTGCGACCATCATACACCTACTCGAATCCGCGCGTCAATCATCCCGTTTTCATCTGCTCTTACAAAAGACCAACGCAATCCGCATACACCGTCAACCCGCTTTCATGCTATGCTGAAAACATCTCTTGCCCAAGAGACGCATGCGCCATAGGCTTCCTGTGGCGTTTTTGCGTTAGAAATCCGCTTGATGACAAATGATCAATTATCGCGTATGATCAAAACTGAATGTGTTCATTTTCAGAGTGGACACATGACATGTCACATATCTTGGGCAAGGATCGACATATGGCTACAAAATTGCACTCAACAGCACGGGGAACCCCTATGCCACCAGCGATCACGCGCGCGTCTCCCTGGCCGAATCTCCTCAAAAGGGTGGGAGGTGTTATTGCGGCCTCCGATCTGCGCTTAAACTTCCTCCGCTTCACCGTCTTCGAAAACAGCGTTATCCTCTTCTGCCTCTTCTGGATGGCTCTCATCCCTGATAGCTCCTCTGGCGTGCTTCGCCCCCTCATTGAAGACATCAGCACACTACACCCCAACGAACCCATGAGCGCTGCCCGATTGGTTATCATCGGTGTCATTGCGTTTGTGTTCCTGTCTGACATCTTCCAGACACAGCGCGGTATTCAGGCCACATGGGGGCTTCTGTTCTCTCTCAGTGGACAGGCGCTTTTGGCAACTATAACCGTGGTTTACACGCTTACAGGGCGCTTGTCTCCCATCGCGTTGTATGGGTACTGCGGTGTGTTCCTGCTGTCATTGGTGGGCATGGTGACGGTCATTCAATCGTATCAGCCCGCTGTCAAATATCCTGTCAAAGCGCTCATTTACCCACTTCTCAGCACGCTTATGGCACTCCTTGGTGTGTCGCTTATTGCGTGGCAGGACAGTGCCATTGCTCGCTTCATTCAAGAGGCGCATCGGTTTGGCGGGGTTGTGTTTCTGGCGCTGATTGTGCCGCTGGCCTGGGGGCATGGGCAGCTCCGGCAGAATCATTTGACACCCGATGAAATGGCCAAACGGCTCATTGGTGTGGCAGTGTTTGCATTCCTATCAGCGGCGTTCTTCACAGCCACGAGCATGTCATCTCTGCTTGGCGTGTGCGTGAATGGATTGATCGTCTTGCTAGGGGTTTTCTTTGCGCTGATACAGGCCAAAGACTACACCCCGCCCATAGCAGCGGGGGATCATCATGAATGATCTCATTCGAGAGTTTGGCCCAATCGTCCTGATCTACTTGACGATTTACAAGGCAGTTCCAATGCTTGTCAGGGAGGTTATGGGCGTCCTGACACAGGGATCACAGGCGCGGGCGATGGTGCTGGAAGGGCCGTATATGATCGCCAAAACTGCGCTTGAAAGTGCCTCAGAAACCAATCGGCGCATGGATCATCTATCCGACACCGTTGAGGCCTTGAACACAGAGGTCAAGACGCTCATCGTTCTCATTCAACAGTTTATGCACAAGGAGTCCACATGAAACGTCTCATCATCTTCATTCTGCTGCTGTGCATGGCGAGTGCCGTCAGCGCACAGGACACCGTTGCCGATCCCTCAACAGGATTGACGACGCAAAATATCCTCATCGTTGGAGCTGTGATCATCGCAGCGCTGGTCGTGCTCAAGTTGCCTGACATCTTCCGCATCATGGCTCCGCTCGTGCCCGCCGACGTGCTGAAACAGTTAATCCCCCCTGTGGCTGACATCGCGCTTGAAGCGGCTGAGCAAACCCCAATCACGCTTGACGAGGCGTTTCTGACCGCTGCGCTGCGCAAAATGGGGTACACCGTCACGAAAGATGACACAGGCTATCACACAGCACAGGGAAACAGCACAGTCGAAACGAACACTGTGCTGCTCAAATCCGACACTGAGAGCCTCAGCGCGCCGCCGACCACCTACACACTTGGCGATCCTCCTAACTCGATTGGATCATCGTCGTTCACGTCGACCACCACCATGCGGACCATGCCGCCGCCCGCTGGCCCGTTCGGAGGCTAGCCCTCGCAGCAGCATGAGCGCCTCACCTGGGGCGCTTGTGCGTTAGGGCAGGGGCAGCGCCATGACTTGATCGAAGGTGAGCCATTGGCCATTGATGAGATAGTGCACCTCTGATGGATGCATAGTTGTCAGCCCTGTTGCTGCGAAAAATTGATAACTCACATACTCCTCATCCCTCTTGGAGAGTATAGTGTCATTGTAGATTTGCTCGAAATCCTCGCTTCCGAGATGCGCGCGTACATAAGTATATGCATCATCAGACCGATAGTTTTTGGACTCCATAAGAACACCACACCATTGATCTCGCTTTACAAATGTCCCTGCAGGCACCCGCGCCGCGAATGCCTGCCAGTCAATCACATGCTTTTCATCGGTCATCTGTGCAACCCCTTTCTTATTCGTGATAAGTCACAATACTTGTGACGGCGGGTGATTTTGGGCGTTTTTGCTTCTAAGGGCCGATACTGGCTGTTATAGGCTGAGATATTTTTTCACAATCGGCCCTATTTCGAGAGCCGATTGTTTATTGTGATAAGTACTATTCGATGTGCGCCCATTGCTTACGGTTAATGATCAAGCAGACGGTAGTGCTTGAAACTCCAAACAGTGCGGCGATTTCGCTTTGCGTCATTTTGCCGCGTTTGCCAAATTCTCTGATCTGCCTCACGTCTTCTGCGCTCAACTTTGATGAAACGATCCTTTCGCCTCTGGCGGTACCTTTCAAGACTTTGATCTTCTTGGGGCGACGTTCGCGTGACGCCTTCCATGAGTCGAGGACTTGACGGGCGTGAATGATATTGTCCTTATGGGTCATCCATTCAAGATTCTCAAGACGGTTATCCCCTTTGTCACCGTTCTTATGATTGACATCCAAAGACTCCCAGCCATCAATAGGGCTGAATGTGGATAGAATAACCCGATGTGACAAATAGCGCGTCTTAATACCATTCGCATCTGTCAGGCGAATATATCGATAGCCAACTGGAAGCCGTGACCCATGCAAAATATCGCCCATTCTTGTGCGCATTCGGCATGTGACAGAACGAAATCGCCCTAAGTTGCTGGCCTGATAGATACCGATGTAGGAGGGAATATCCATCCAAATCTCGGTTTGCTCTTGTGGAATCGAAGGGGAAACGATAGCATCGTTGGTCATGGATTGCACTCCTGTGTGCGATCAGCCACGGAGCGTTGACGCGCTGCCGTGGCACTTACGTTACCCCATTATATCATATTTTCGTGCTTAATCTTAGAACATGATTTCGCTTGACGCCCCTATTTTGAGAGCCAAAAACGCCTAAACTTTGACCCTCAAAATAGATGTGATAAGTTTTAGAGACTGACCGTCTATATCGTCAATTTTGTACGGCCAGCTATTCGATGGGCTTCTTTGCGTGCCGCCCTTCGTAATTTGCACCATCCCAATTCAACATAAGCGCCGTGTGTGCGTTTGCCAGTCGAATAGGCAGCGACCAGTCCGATTCATCAATCAAGCGTGCAACTTGCGGGATGATGAGCTTTCCATTTCGCCAGCGGTAAATGACCTCCAAAAGTCCACCACCAACCCCATTAGCCCACGCTTCATCCATCGCCTGACAAAATTCCTCCGTGAGAGGGTGAAGAAGCACGTCGTCGTTGATATAGTCTGTGATGGTTGCAGGTGTTGGCTGTGGGGTTTTCGAGCGCTCAATCTCAGCATTCTTTTTATCGAGCAGGTCATTGACATAATCTCTGACCTTCACCCATGCCGCATACGGATCAGCATTCGGCGCGCCCTCCTGTTTCCCCCATGTCTCATATCCGTGAGTGTTTACCAGCGTCATGAGATGTTCTATTTCATCTTGAGTCATCATGCGAACCTCTTTCATTTTGTAAGGGGTTGCAGCGCAACCCCTGTAGAAGGCTTGTTATAGACGCTCAGCTAAAACAGTGCTCTTTGCTCACGAACCTTTGTGCGTGGCGAGAGCCAGAGGCATTCAGCCCGCTTCGTCTTCTGCACTGTATCCATCTCGAATGACACCATGCGCCAGTCAGGGTACAACTCGCGATAGAGATCGCTGTCATAGCCACTGAGGATCACAGCGCCCTGTACACGCTTCAACTGATCAGCCAACGCTCTGTGGTCATCGTCAGTCATCTCAAAGCGATAGATACGTGATTCGCCGCGCGTGTCGTGCACGTAGGGCGGATCGACATAGAACAACGTGTTGGGGTCATCGAAGCGCTCGATCACATTGGCAGCTGTATCACACTCGAGCTGAGCCGCCTTCAAACGCTGTGCGCAGGCCCACAGATGACTGGTCTTATTCCAGCGATTGACGAGTGAATCCTTGTTGATCTGAAAGCGCCAATTGAGAGACCGTTCACCCTCGCCATTGGAGAAGGATTGCAGCGAACGGATGTAGAAACGGCGCGCCCGTTCCAATGGGTCGGATGCTGGCTCTGTGGCCCGCTGCAATTCCACGCGACTGTAAGGCGTGCATTCAATCGCTTCAATCAGGTCGGCGCGCCGTTCACGCAGCACATCGAAGAACGTCACAATCTCTTGATTTAGATCGTTCAACACCTCAGCTGTAGACGGCACCTTGCGAAAGAACACACCAGCGCCACCCGCGTGTGTCTCCACATAGCACGTATGCTCAGGAAACAGCGTGATAATCTTTGGGGCCATGTTCCACTTGCCACCTGTGTATCGAAGGGGTGGTGATGAAATATCAGTCATGCTCACACCTCTTTCCAGACACCGTGCTCAAGATAGCCGTGCCAGCCTGGATTGCCATCATTGTCATAGAAGAGAATCGATGGTGAGACGGTGATCGTCCCATCCTCATGCTCAGTGATGGTATGTTTGTTGATGCCACCCACACCATGCTTTCCCCCAGGCGGACGACAGAACCATCCTTCAGGACTTTTGCCGTATTCCCCTGGCTCAAGGTTATATTCGTCTTCTGGCAGATCGTGGCGTTTACCTTGCATCGTGATCACCCTTTCCAGTGATAGAGATGTTTGACCGACAGATCGCTATGACGAGTTTCATAGACCGTTTTCTTGCAGGACTTACACCCGACGCTGTACAGGCGTTCACCCGAATCAGTCTCGCTGTTTGACTTACGAGCGCGTCCCATAGTTGCTTTGCCACACAGCGGGCAAATGCGCTGGCCTTTTTTGTTGTGTGTCCAGCCGTTCCAGCCTTCAATTTCCATCGCTTAAATCCTTGTCTAAGGGGCATGGCGTACCATGCCCCTACTGTGTGTACCTAATGACGCTTATCCAAGCACGGCGCGATCAAGTACTCTGAACCGCCGTTTCACCTGTTTGCCTCTATCGCGCCATGCCTCAGCGATCACTGAGATAAGGCCGAGTGCCTCATCATCATCAATTGCATCATCGCCATAGAAGCGAGCGATACGCAACCACGTCACATCAATTTCGACACATGGCCCTGCGTGCTTGATGACCTCGCTCATTTTGAAGCGATTGAGGACAGCCACCATGTTTGCAATATCGAGATAGCAGATACCAAGCGAACTGAGTTCCTCAACCATGCTACCCAGCTCGACAGGGTCTTCACAATCGAAGTATTTATCAAGCATCGGCCCCCACGACACAGGAACGGCGATCTTTGCCTGATAAAATCGCTTGAAGTGTGGTCGACAGAAGCGCGGCATATTGCATCCTTTCTAGGGGCGCAGCATCCTGCGCCCCTACTGAGTTGTTGAAAAATCCTTTACCCACGGACTGCTTACGCGAACATCCGCTGTTGCGCTGGTCGTATCTCTTTGCTGCCCCACTGTGTAGCCATCGCCTGGGCAATGCCTTCAAACGTCTTGCTGCGATGTTTCCAGCGGTCTTTACCTGGTGGTAGTTGATACCACTTCGAGCCGTTGCTTCTGCCTTCTTTGGTGAAATACCGTTCCCCTTTACCGACAACGTTTGTCGGCAAAAGCAGAGGGAGGTTTCTCAGCCAGAGGCAAGTCATCTTCTGTTGAGCCTCACCAAAGTGATAAGGCTGTACGATTTGCGAGTATGGCGGTAATCCTGCGTAGGAATGAGGCACAGGGTTTTCAACCGCAATCCGAGGGATCGTTTTGCAGTTCAGCAATGCCAGGAAGAGAGATGTACTCTCCTCAAGAGCAATCCAGCGTTCCTCATTCCGTCCGTTTTCACGCTTCCGGCCGCGCCATAGATGTTGCACACCGCTTTTTGCCAGATACGTACAGGGAGGGTGCGCAACCATAAGATCCCAACCAGCATCCAGAATATCCAGCACATTGCCCTGAATGTGATTACCGGGTGATTCAGTTGGCAGGAGATCACACGACCAAGCGTCATGCCCAAGCTGTGTAAAGGCATCACGCACTGTTCCGGAGAACTCGCAAGCCACTAAAACGCGCATTTGATACCTCCTTTCGTGCTGAGTTGAGCTAATGCACCTTATCCGCCGCTGGCTCGTAAGGTGCTGAGTGCGTTTAAAGCAAATGCTGCTGTTTGACTTCTCCGAGCGCCGCGTCAACTTTGGCGCGATAGGCAGGCAGAGCAATCTTGTGATCGTATTCGCGCTGTGTCATGCCCAAAGCGATCTGCGCGGCTCGCTTTCTGTGGCGGCTTGCCATCGTTGAAAATGCCCACGCCGCGCTATCAACACTCACGACATTCGGCAACGCAACACGTGACTGAAGCGCCTTCAGTTTCACGCCCCACAGATGGAACTTGCACTCTGGCAACACATCACGCACGGCTTGAATCACAGAGAGGATCATGGCGTTATCGGCGCGATTGCACAGCGTCCCGATACCAACACGGAAGTGAGGATTGCCCATCGCCTCATAGAACGCCTTCATTTCCAAAATGAGCGGGCGCAGATCGGCGGCGTGCTCTCTATAGTCTTCAACATTCCATCCCTGCACAGTGGGCACCCATGCCCAGGGCGCAAAGCGGTAGTTTTGCCAGAAGTGATAAGCCATCTCAGTTGTGCGCTGCTGACGAAAACGGACAATCCCAGGTGTGCCACCTGTGATCTCATCTTCGCAGCAGTAATCCATCGTGGCGGCCCATTCGGGCGTAAAGGTAAACAGCCAATTCACATACTGCTGAGGTGTATAGCGATAATCACCCCAAACCTTTGTTGCCACGAACCCGCCACAATCCGCCGCCGTGCGAATGCCATCAGGCAATTTTGGCGCACGCAAACCGAGCCGCGCCCATGAGGATGCTGGCAACAGATAACACAAGTCATCTGGCATCCATTGGGGCTTTACCCGATCTGCGGAGAGTGTGTAGTAAAAATCCATCGCGATTCCTCAGTACCTACAGAAAGCCTCACATGTACGGTCAGTTATTCGTCGGGCCAGTGATAGACACGCTTCACCTTGAAGCCAGACCAGCGCGTCTCGTAGAGCGTGGCATCACACGCCTTGCACCACGTCGGATAGAGCGCCTCACCTGTCTCCGTCAGTTCGCTATCCTGTTCGCCCACACGGGCAATTGCAGGCGCACCACAGATCGGACACAGGCGCTTACCCTTCTCGTTTTTCTTCCACGTGGGATACACCTTGTAGGCAACCTTTGTCACGATTGCACCGCCTCATCTTCACCCCAATAGTCTGGGTCGTCGGTATCGCACTCGCACGGATCAAATCCACAGTCTGGGCACGCCTCATCATCGCCGCCATAGTCCTGTCGATTCTCAGATGTATCGGCGCACGTGCTGTAAACTTTCGCCCGATTGAGCGGATTCATCTTGACCGTCAACCGTCCCTCTTCGATAGCCTGCCAAAGGTTGATACACCCCTTTGAGCCATCTTCATATGTCACGAGCAGTAGCCAATGCTCAGGGCTTTTCATATCCATGTTTCACCTCAAAATTCTGCTGAGTTGTCAGAATGCCATATCTCACCGCTTAGCCTTCGCCCGCTTGCGTGCTGGTGCATACATCACCAGCCCCGCGTACTCCGTATCCTGCACAGGCCCATCGAACGGCAGCGCCTCATTGCTGGCCTCTGCCTGCGCATCCTCTGCCTCCATGCGCGCGATCCAACAATCCGCGCATTCGCGGGCGTTGGGCATGTGGTGCTGTGTGTGGGGACAATCAGGCACGATCATGGCTACATCCCCGCTGCGCGCATACGAGAGATGCGCTCGTGCCGCTGTTCTTTGCGTGCCGCTGCCTTCTCGGCCTCGGCCTTCTGTGCCGCCAGCCGTGTGGCGTGCTGGCCCTGGGCGCGCTGTGCCGCATCGATGCTGATCTGACGGTCCACCGACACGATGTTGATCGCTTTGGGCTTGCCTTCCACCACCAGCGCCATTGAAAACTCAACGGCGTCGCCTTCCTTGAGGGTCAGACCCAGGCGCGCACCGAACACATCGCAGGCGCGAAAGTACACGTCTGCCCCGTCGCTGCGCTTGATGTAGCCATAGGCCTTTTCGACATTGCGATCCGCCTTGAACCACTTGATGACACCCGTCTTGCGTGTCGGCATGACATCCTTCACAGGCGACACGGCGCGCGTCAACGTTGTGGCAGGCAGCAGCAGCGGCTCCGACACAGGCGCGGCCTGCCATGCATCACGGGCGGCGGTGTAGTCACGGTAAAGGCGCTGGCATTCGCTGTGATATGGCTCTTGCATGGACGCGTCGAACTGGTCAGCGGCGGGCAGACTGTTGAGTTCATCCTGCTTGCGGGCATAGGCGGCATACGCCTGATCGTGGATCTGCCCCAGCAGCACGCGAAGGATAGGCAGACTGGAGGATTGTGATACGGATTGCATATGGTATCCTTTTGGTATACGTGTGGTCTATCCTTTGACCCCACGTTCGAGTGTTAGTGCGCCCACGGATCAAACGTCGGGCGCTTTTTTGTTTCCATCTATAGAACAGTATACAATCATTCTCTGCAAAGCGCAATATGTAATTCGCATGTTTTACATATTGACTTCATATCGAATTGGGATAAGATAGAAATATCGAAGGAGTTAATTTCATGACCGAACAGAGTCCAAAGCGCAAGCGCTATCCTTCAAAACTTTCCGTCATCAGCATCACCGACGAAATGCGCGAAGAGATGGATTTGCTCTTACAGGAGGACAAGGAACTCACAGAAGCGGAGATGGTGCGCACGGCAATCAAGGAGTATCTATCACGGGAGAAGAGAAAGAGACAGAAGGGCGGCAGATGATCATCTATATCTACGCGCTGATTGATCCCATCACCAATGAAGTGCGGTACGTGGGGAGAACCAACGATCCGAAACGCAGAATGGAGGGGCATCTCAACTCATCTGCCAAAGGCAACAAGGGCAAATTCGAGTGGATTGCACAGTTGAAGGCACAAGGTAAACGACCTCAGATGACAATCCTCGAAGAATGCACACCCGACACATGGGAAGCCGCAGAAAAGCGCTGGATTGCTCACTATCGCGCCATCAACACAGCGATGACAAACAAGGCAAGCGGCGGGCATGGGCGGGATGCTGAGTTCCCCTTTCAGAAGATGGCGCGGGTGTCTCCAGAGATGCGCAAAGACATTGATGAGATACGGGATGAGACAGGGGCGACAGAAGCGGACATTTTCCGCAACGCCTTAAGCGACTTGATCGCACGGTACAAGAAGGCCAAAAAGAAGAAAGAGAAGGGCAGCAAATGAGCAAACTGATTAAGGTGAAGGATCTTTCAGGACGCCAGACGTGGATCAACCCTGATCACATCGTCACGGCGAAGATGTTCAATGATTATGTGCGTGTCTATCCGACGGGCGAAGAATCGATTGATCTGTCTCACGACGAATGGGCGTACATCGATATGAATTACACAAGCGACGCGCCCGCGCCTGCGCCTCAGAGTGAAGATGATGTGATGAGCATGATCTCAGAGGCGGGCGAGGACGGACTCTATATGTTTTTCGAGAATCCATCTTTCCCTATCGCAAAGCGCCTTGAGCAGAAGGGGCGTGTGACCATTGACCCGCGCAGTATGGGGGGATGGCTCAAGGTCGCGCCTGTGTCGACGCCTGTTGTGCATGTGACGCATCTCCAAACGTCGTATCGCCTGCCTGATGAGATTGAGACAGCCTACAAGCAGTATGAGGCCGTGCGGGATGATGACACATCAACGCCAGAACAGATCGACGCAGCCATGAAAGAGGTGCTGTTTCGCGTCAACGTCAATATCATCCCCTTCTAAGACAAATAGCCAACACTCGAACGTGGGCGGTTCGCCGCCCCTTAAGGATCGATCATGAACAATCCCTTTAAACCCGCCACAAAGGTGGCAAAGAAATTGAAGGTGCTTCTCTACGGCGCATCGGGCAGCGGCAAGACGCTGGCCGCGCTCACCTTCCCCCGTGCGGCGGTGATCGACACAGAGGGCGGCACCGACCTGTACGCAGGGCGCGCGGGCGTGCCTGCCTTCAATGTCATGCGTGCAAACTCTCTTGCTCAGGTGGAAGAGGCCATGCGCTTCATTCAGGCTGACAACAGCAAGACCATTGAGACGCTCATCGTTGACAGTGTGAGCGTGTTGTATGACGTTCAAAAAGAAGCCGCAGACAAGGCCAACCAGAACAACGGTCTCGGTTATCGCGAATGGGGCAAGGTCAACAATCGCATGGTGTATCTGTATAACGCGCTGGCAAACTTGAATGTGCATGTGGTCGTGACAGCGCGTGAGGCCATCGAATACGAAACCGTCGGCAAAGAACTGCGGCGCGTGGGCTTCAAGCCCGATGCCGACAAGCGCCTAGTGTACATGTTTGACTTCATCATCCGCATGACAGGCGATCACACGGGGCTGGTTGAAAAATCGCGCGGCCTCAATATGGGGCGTACCATGCCCGTCGTAGCCTACGAATCATTCCTCAAAGCGTCGGGAATGTTTGCAGAAGGGACGCCTGCCCCATCGCTGGATGTGGACGCCGCCGCCGCCGTTGATGCGCAATCGTACATTGATCCCGCCCCCCAGGCTATCCCTGTCGACATGCTGCGCTTTGCCGATACTGAGCGCTTCACAAGCTTTGTCCAGTGGGCCAAAGACACGCACGACATGACACGCGATGATGTGTTGAGCGCGTTGTATGAGATCGACGGAACCAGCTTCAAGGAGACCCCTGCCAAACGTGCCATGAAAGCGGTCACGGATTGGGTCAGCAAGAGCAAGCGTCACGCCAGCTAGTCAGCAGCACCTTATAGCAAGTCTAACACTCGAACGTACAGGGGCGGCCTTGATACCCCGCCCCACAAAGGATACATCATGAATAACAAAATCATCGTCTCGCAAGAGCGCACGCCCGATGGCGGCTATGCCATCAATCGCATTGATCCGAAGGGCATGACCGCCGCTGTTGATCCCCTTTCCAAACTCAACACCCAGGAACTCACGGCGCTGTCTGAACAGTTGGATGCCAGCGACACCGCAAAGCAGGCGTATTGGGGCAAGTTCAAGCGCACACACGAGGAGGTGTAGAATGCCTGACAATCACGAGAAGCCCAAAGACGCCCGCAACCCTCTATACACCATCGTCGGCTATCTCGAAGGCCGCGCCGCGCAGCTCGACAACGAATCGCGCGCCATGCGGGATCTCGCCCGCGCCTTGATGGAAGCACAGGGCCAGCCCGCTGAGCAGCGCGTTTTGATCAGCAATGCGATGGTCATGCTGAAGGCGTTCGAGTTGACGCTGCCGAAGCCACACGAAGAGACAGAGACGGTGTAAGGATGTTTTGGTCACTCTGCCCCACGCTTGCCCCACGGGTAGGCAGGCCATTATTTACAGATTCATAACATTTGGAGTATGATGACAGAACAGCAAAGAGGGCGGGGATGGTTGCGCATCCCCGTTCCTCGGTTGAGGATCACGCATACTGTGACCATCAATGGCATCTTACCCCACATCAGACGCGCGAATCGCATCAGTCTGATTAAGATTTCCCACTGATCGTCACCCACTCCCCCGTCGTTTGTGACCACTGTAACAGGACACAAACCGTTTTTGCGTTCCTGCATGCCGTTTGTGATTTGCGTTGCAGATAAAATGCCTGTATCATCACGTCTAAGCATCTCAAACAAAAACGCCGCGTTGATCGCGCGGCGGAAAAATCAAACCCCCTATGTGCAAAGGGAGGGAGTTTTAATGTCCATCAAGAATACATCAAAACGCGTCTCGAAACAACTGACGCTCCTTCCCCTCACCTCATCGCGCCGCAGTCCTGACGACATCGACAACATCCCGCAGCCGCACAACCTGTTTGTCTACACACTCATTCGCGCCAACCACAATGTGGATCTCGACAAGGTGCAGGACATCATCTACCAGGGCATTCTCGGACACACAGAGGACGAGTTGCGTGCCATCTATGGTGCGGACAAAAAGACGAATCTGCGCAACCAATGCCTGCCCTATCTCATGCTCATTCACGTCGTGCTGGCGGAAGAGATGTTGAGGCTGCATATCAACAATGTCTTGCAGCAGGGATCGGGCTTTTCAGAAGAGGGCCTGTACAGGCAGGTAGAGATTGTGGCACAGCGGGTCTATGACCGCTACGTGGATTCAATTCTGGATTTTACGGAGACCGACCCCATCACAGGGTATCACAAAGGCGACTAAATGGGCGCTGCCGCCCATCCCCTGAGTGTCGACAGCATGCAACCCTGAATCTGGATTGTGGTCGATGCTTCCAGTATAGCACAAACGGGCGCATCTCGCGCTCGTTTTTGATTCCCCGCAAACGATCTCTCATGACGCCGCACATCGATTTCAGGGTTACAATGTTCTAACCATATATGAACGAATTGGTAGAGATTGCCTATTGCGCTTGTTACCATGTAGATATATACTGTATTTATCGAACGCAACACACACTCGAACGTGCAAAGGATATAGGTCATGGGTACTTGGAAGATTAGCCCTGCTCAGCGCAAAGTTTTGAAAGAAATAGGCGAGTTTGGCCTTGCTGGTGGCCACTGCATCAAGAACACAACTCAGGTGACAATTCTTGAGGACCATAAACTTATTAAGAAGATTGGCGTGTCAAAGTTCGCCATCACCCCAACAGGATGTGAGTTCGTCGGCATCAATTGGAACGACGCAATGGACGAAGTTCACGAAATGGCCCTGGCTGAGAATGAGGCACGCAGCAACACGCAGCCCGTGATCAAAGACACCCCCGCCCAGACGGTTGAGACGCCCGTTGCCGAGCCTGAATCACCTCTCTTTGAAGAGGGCGATGAGGTTCTTGTCAAGGGCAATCGTGCCACCATTAAGTTTATTCATGCGAACCATGCTGAAATTGAATACGAAAATGGTGGCACTGATGTGACGCATGTGTGTCGCCTTTCTAAGCCAGCACCGTCCCCTGTTGACCCCCGTGACGCCCGCATTGCCGAGCTGGAAGCACAGGTAAAGGCGTTGCAGGCGCAGATTGCAGAACTCAACGTCTCTGACAACGATGATGAGAATGAGATGACACTGGACGAAGCCCGTGAAAAACTGCCTACAGGGTCACATGCATACTACGAGGGGAAGCGGGTTCTCATTCTTGAAACCTCAATGTATGGAACCGAACGTCGCATTAGTTCTGGCAACGAAGAACTGTGGGTCAAGGTCTGGGATCTCAAAAAAACGAAAGCCGAATAATCTCACTGCTAATCTATGCCCCACCAGCGCGTGGGGCTTTATTGCGAGGATCAACATGGACATGACAACCGTCTTTGGTGTCAAAGAAGCTGCCGAGCGCGCACGCAATCGTAAAGGCAGCACAGGCGTCACGGTGCATTACATTCGTGCCGAGATCAAGCGTGGCAATCTGAAGGCCGAACTGATTGAGAATCCCGTTGTGGGCAAGCCTTACTTTCTGATCAACGAAGAAGACTTTGCCGCCTGGGAAGCGAAACGGGAGAAGAAGTCATGAGCATTGATCCTAAACGTTACCCTGCCAACTGGAAACAGATCAGTCTTGCGCGGCGTGAACAGGCAGGCCAGAAGTGTGAGTGGTGCGGTGTTCCCAATCACGCTTGGATCATCCGCAAGCGTGGCACATCTGACTATCTGATCATGATCATGGATGATATGTTCGGGTGCTCTGGGTACAGGGATATGGATGGGGAAGAATTTCACCTTCATACCCTCCCTGAATTTATCGAAGAGTACGACTACAAAAAGCCGACACTGGTCATTCTTACCGTGGCGCATCTTGGAACGCCTCACCCTGACGGGCGTCCTGGCGACAAGCACGACAAGATGGACGTGCGGCCTGAGAATTTGGCGGCGCTTTGTCAAGCTTGTCATCTTAACTTCGATAGAGACGAACACAAAGAAAACTCAAAGAAGACACGGCTGCGCAAGAGGCAGCAAAAGATTGCAGCAACAGGACAGCGCGCATTGTTTGGGGAAGGTGTGTCATGACTACCAGCAAGAAACAGTACGCCGAACGCATCCCCTCCCTGCTTGATGAAGAGCCTATCACTTTCTATCCGAACCTTGCCGTGGTGTTTGGTGTCAACGAGGCGATTGTGTTGCAGCAGATCTATTTCTACATGAACGTCAATCGCAAAAAGAAGAGCGAGCGCCATTTTCTCCATGATCGCTGGTGGGTCTATAACAGCTATGAGCAATGGTGTAACGAGCATTTCCCGTGGTTGAGTGAGCGCGGATTACAGACAATCATGCTTGGCTTGGAAAAGTCGGGTGTCGTCATGACCATGCAAGGCGTTGAGAATCCACGAGATCGGCGCAAGTGGTACAGTATCGATCTTGATAAGCTTTACGCCATCGTGCAAAACGGTGCGATGCATGACACAAAAAATGTATCATCCCATGACACAAAAAATGTGCCATCCAACACACATTCTCTGTGTCATGAATATACAGAGAGTACTACAGAGAAAACCATAAAAGAAAAAGAATCTTTGTCCGCTGCTGACGCAGCAGACGGGGGCGGGTGGAACATTGGCGGAAAGATCTTTGCCACCACAGCAAGTGAACGCCTGGAAGACACAAGCATTTCCCATACTCATACACACGTGCAAGAGGCTGAACAGCAAGACAGCAAACAGTCTGCTTCTAAGCAACGCACCAATGGGAAGAACGCGACTACCCCCATCCCCCAAAAGCCCGCCGCGCGCCCCCCTTCCCCAATGGACACAGCCGACCCGAAGGAGGTCAGGCCCCGCACCGCCAAGCAGCAGGCCCGCGATGAGGCAAACGACCTGTTAATCACCAGCATGGGCACGGCATGGGGCATTCCGGCGGTCAAGGCGGATGAGAAGGATTATCTCATGGTGGCGCAAAAGCTGGTGAGCAATGGCGTCCCTGACAAAGAGTTTAAGTGGTATGTCCAGTTTCAGACCCGTGAGGCTGCGGCAAGGGGTTATGTGATCGACACGATCTGGGGGTTGGTCGGAAAAGGGAGGATCAGCAAATATGTGGCCGCCCGTGACCGCCACGCGGGGCAAGGAGGCGCACAACAGACCCCCCCCACGCTAGAATATACGCAAACAACATCAAAAGCGTACCACGAGCCTTTTAGAGGCCTTCCTGAGCGTCCTGCTATGACACAGGAAGAACACGAAGAGAGCCGCGAAATCCTGCGTCAAGGTCTTGAACAAATGCGCCAGCGAAAGAGAGCTGCCAATGAATAACGCCCTGACCGCCCCCTTTAGCCAGGAGGCCGAAGAATCGGTAATCGGGTCTGTGATGATCAGCCCACACGTGATTGATGGATTGTTCTTTTTGCGCGCTGATGATTTCTTTCTGACGCGTCACCGCGTCCTGTGGGATGTGCTGATGCATCTGCGCAGCAAGCATGATGTGATTGATCTCACCACCATATCGGCCCGATTGGGAGAGTTAAAGGAGTTGGAGGGCGTCGGGGGATATGCGTATCTGGTGCATCTCGTTGGCAGCGCCCCCAATGCCGAGCATGCCGAGGCTTACGCCCGTATTGTTGAGCGCGCCTCTACCCGTCGCAAGCTCATGAAGGCGGCTGACGACATTCGCCAGCATGCTGTTAATGAGGGAATTGCCATCGAAGAGGTAAATCGCAAGTCTGAAAAGGCTGTGCTTGACGTGACCTCTCGCCACATCAAACGGCGTGGGGGATGGATCGGGGACTTGATCGAGACGCACTATGACAACTTTGTGCAGCGGTTGCAGGCTCCCGACGATGCCCCATCCACCGATATCCTGACAGGCTTTCAGGATGTCGATGCGCTTATCAACGGATTTGAGGATCAACGCCTTTATGTTTTGGCGGGGCGTCCTGGCATGGGGAAGACCGCATGGGTGCTGTCTGCGTTCCTGAATATGGCGCGCGCGGGCGTCCCTGTGCTCATGCACACGATGGAGATGAGCACAGAGCAGCTCCTCAATCGCCTTCTTGCTATTCAATCGGGGGTGTCCACAACCAAGATCGCTGACCCCAAGCGCCGCATGTCAGTGTCAGAGCAGCGGGTGGCGGTGGCGGCCTTTGGTGTTCTGGCAGAACTGCCCATCTATATCGAGGACTCCCCCTCTCCAACCCCGCGTGACGTGATGGCAAAGTCAGAGTGGTATGTGCGCTCAAACGACGTGCGCATGATCTTTGTGGATGGGATCTATCGCATGTCGCCGGACTACGACACAAAGGGGGATGAAACGCGCGCCACGTCGCAAATCGCCAAAGGGTTGAAAGACATTGCCCGTGAATTGATGATCCCTGTGATGGCAACGCATCAGTTGAATCGTGATGTCGAGAGCCGCAATGACAAGCGCCCGATGCTGTCGGATCTGCGCCAATCAGGGCGAATTGAAGAGGAGGCCGATGTGGTCATGTTTCTGTATCGTGCCTGTATGTATGATCAAACAGCCGACCCGACCCTGGCCGATCTGATTGTGGCCAAAAACCGCGACGGGGACACCAAGACGGTGAGACAGGGTTTTGATCGGACCATCACCCATTTTTATGACGTTGACATTGAGCACGTCTCACTGACGCACGGCGACTAACGACTAAACATCGCCGCCGCCGCGTCATAATCCCGCTGCCACTGCTGCTGCATCGCAATCGCGCCAATCACGAGCACGATGAGCAGCACAAACAGCGCGAAGTTGCGCACACGCTCATACGTGGATCTGCCCTGCTTCTGCGCAGCTTGCGGCGGCGGGGCAGGCTGCGCGGGTTTGGTGGCCTTGACCTCTGGGGGATGCTTGGCATTCAGCTTGGCGAGGCTGTCTTTGGCGTTCCATGCGGTCAGCAGGGAGCGGGCGGCGTCGATCTGGCCGCTGCGCACGAGGTCGTTGATGGTCTGGATTTTGTCTCTCGAAAGGCCGTCTGGCATGAGTACCCCCTTTTTGCAGAGGGTAGCGCGGGATGAGGGGATGAGTCAAGTTAAGGATTAAGAATTACCGCTACTCCTCATCCCGCCCCTTCACGCGCGGCGTAAAGAACCGTTCAATAGACTCAAAGATGTTGATCTCATCGCGTGGCGTCGTGCATTTCAGCGCATCGCGGCCTTTCTCCACAAGAATGGAAAAGCATTGACGCGTCTCCCCTTCGTGCTCAAACCACGCAAACAACATGTGCGGGATGCCTTGATGCATGGCGCTTGTGCGAATGCGCTCAGCCTCGCCAAATCTCACGCGGTCTAGATCGAAACTGCCAAATGCAGGCGCTTCCATTGCCAGCGGCGCAAAAGAAAAAGGCGCAGGGAGAACCATTTGATAATTGCGAAACACCCCAAGATCAGGTAGTTCCCGCGTCTCAACACTTTCAGGCAGTAGGGTGTTTCCCAGGCCAATGCGAAGGCAAATCTCATGCTCATCACGCACAGCCCCCATGATGACAATCGTCCGTTCTCCGCAAGGAATATGGTAAAACGTTGTCTTGATCATCCGCCCCTACTCCTCATCCTCATCTTTGCCTTTGCGCCCAGCGCCTCCCCACGATTCGATCCCATCAGACATATCAATATCAATCCCCCGTTTGGAAAGATATTCCTGTAGCGCGTCCCGTGTGATCTGTGCAATGGATGTTTCTTGATTCAGAGCCAATTGCTTCAATGCTTGACGCGTCTTTTTGCCGACTGGAATCCGCAACTGTGGTGATTCGTTGGACATCTCAATTAATCCTCGCGAGTTAGGTAGTTGACAAGTTAGCCATAGATGATACCATAGAGTGTAGCACGAAAATCCGCTTTTAGTCAACAAAGGATACTTCTATGGATAAGTTTCCATCAAACGTGATCGTCACCCCTGTCGACGCAACCACCGATCCGAGCACCTTCATCAACGCGCTGGTTGTGGCCTGCCCTCTGGATGATCCGTACTATCGCCATGATCGCTATCTGGGCACGGTGACAGCGGTCAAGACCATGCAGCGGGGCGGGGTGTACGTCCGCTTCATCACTGATGACTCGCACGGTGAGGCGCTTGTCGGCAGCAAGTGGATCGCTGTCAATCGTATTCGCGGGTTCGCGTCGTATGCATGGAAGGCAACCGCCTAAGCGATCACCTCCACAAAACTGGGTTAGAATCTAGGGGAGGGTCTAGACCACCCTTCCCCCAAACACAACGGAGTTTACCGAATGCCCCAACCCCTCCGCAAGTCCAATCATCGCCAGCTCATCGCGCGCTTGATTGGCACATACATCTTTCTTGAACTCATCCCCCTGGATGGCAATCTCATTGAGCGCATCGCCTGTGTGACTGAGGACGTGCTGAATGGCACGATGGACCTCACGCCGCCCAACATGCCCGCCCCCACTGACGATATGCCCATTGGCCCGTCGGGGCTGGTGCGCCCGCAGGCGGTGGTCAAGGATGTCAAGCCGCCCAATGACCCTGCGTAAAGTGTGATTCGTGCTTAAAAATCACCCAAAAATACGTGACATGTGATATAATTAAGCTGTGCAATCGCACAAAAAGAGGGCCAAATTTCAGCGCCCCGTCAGTGAATGAAGCACTGGCAGGGCATAGTGGAGAATAGATCCACCATGACGAAGCATAGCACGGAATCCGAGTCCCGCCAATTGTCTTTTCTTGAAGAGACATCCCGCCGTGACCCTGACGAAACTGAAATCGTCAAGGCATCACGTGAGCACAACTTCCCTCTCCAACGCGTGACCATGCCTGACGGACGCGAGATGTACGCCGTCCGCGATTGGTTGTCTGGGATTGCGCAAACGGATAACCCCTCACGTTTCTGGGCAGACCTCAAAAAGCGCATGAAAAAGGCCGATGTTCACGTATACGCATCCTGCGTACAACTGCCCTACACGGCGTCAGATGGCAAGACCTATCAGATGGATTATGCGGATGGGCAAACCATCTACACAATCACACAGCATATGGGCGTTGATACAGGTGTCCGCAACACAGTCCTTTCCTACCTGGCTCAATCTGGTGTGTTTGTCGACGCCGCCCGCCGCGACCCCGAAGCCGCTGAAACCGCAATCAACCTGTATGCCCGCGCCAAAGCCGATCTTCAAGGCAAAGATGACGCATGGATTCTTGTCCGTGAGTTGGGCAAGGTCACACGCAAGCAGTTGACAGCGATCATTGTGAAGATCTCCCCCAATGCCAATTTGGGCGTTGCCACCAATCTCGGATATGAGGGCACGCTTGGCGCGAATGCCAAAGGGCTGAATGCCCTGCTAGGGCAAAAGCCAGGGGCAAACCCGCGCGATGGGATGAGCCGCCTTGCGCTGGCTTACACGATGGTCAACGAAGAGGCGACACGCTTGCGCCTTGAAGACTATGGCGAGAACGAAATCGTTCACGAGTCTGTGGTGTATCGGGAGATCAAAAGTGTGGCATCAGCCATCGGCATTCAGGCGCGCGAAATGGCAGAGCGTCTTGGAATTGATCTCATCACGGGCAAGCCCCTGTTGACGGGAGGGCGGCAGTGAGCTACGAAGAGAAACGGCGTCCCCGCCCTATCACATTCAAGAAATACGTCATGATCGCCCCGCGCAAAGAGGGGTTCATGGTTATGCACAGAATCGTCACCGTGTTCTGGGAGTACGTGCATGACGACGCTGTGATTGCCTTCCCAAAAGCCCGCTTGACATGGACATGCCGTGGGCGCTGGCAAGGCTCCCCAGGCAGATATACCAAAAAAGGTACATCTGCCAACAACTAGACCCCAGGGCAGGCGACCCCTGCCCCATTGGAGATGCTATGCCTAAGACAATCCTGGATGAGAAGAAAATCGCAAAGATGATCGAGCTGCGCACGCGTGGCGTAGCTCTCAAGAACATCGCTGTGCAATTTGGTGTGAGCATGGCCCGTGTCTCGGAAGTCCTGTTGGAGCGGGACCTGGAAAAGAATAACCGGACCCCTGCCAACAAATGGTGATCTATATCGCACGTCTTCCCTGCGGGTGTGTGATTGACGCCTGCGAAGAGGGAGACAACGAGATGATGTGGGTGCGTGGATGGGTCAAAAATGGATGGATTGTGACCCGTGAAACACCTTGCACAGAGATTGAGTCGGCTTGCCCGACTTGCAAGCGGATTATTGAAGAACACACGCCGCGCCAAACCATGCGGATGTTTTGAATAGGAGCACACCATGACTGACACCAAAAATCCCACCCTCATCACCGAGGTGTACCGCCGTGAGATCAAGCGCATCACTAATGACTATATCGCGCATCGCATCGACAAGACTGAGATGGCTGACCAGCGCCGCAAGGTCACCCATGCCTACAACCGCACGATGGCGAATCTGACACAGGAGAATGCGAAATGAGCATCCACACATCCCTCATCCCCGCCGACGCCCGCCCTGCCTCGCCGATGGCGCGCACGTTGTGGCGTCTGTATCCAGGCTTGCACAGTTGGATGCATGAGGGGCAGTTGTACCACTATCGGCTCGTCAATCCCGTGTTTTCGCTGTACAGCCACCCTATCAGTCTGACCTCGCTCATCCCCCACGGTATGACGCTGACCCTGTGCAACACCCATGGCGATGAGCTGGTCATGCGTGCCGAGAAGCATGGAGATCGCTATGTGTTCTATTCGATCATGGATGGGCGCGAGATTGGCGCGTGGGTGCCCGCATGAGACCCACCCCACCCCCACCCGAACGCTATATCGATCTGTTCCCCACGCCCTACAACCGCATGGCGTGCCCGTCGTGCGGCGTCGACACGGGGACGATGGGGGCACGGTGCGCAGAGTGCGAGGCGCTGCGCGAGTCATACCCATTCACGAAGCGGATGAGAGCACAGGAGGTAGCACGATGATTGCCATGATTAGCGGGCATCGAGATTTGACGAAAGACGAATTTGACGCGCAGTATGCCCCGCACATCCTGTCAGCCTTGGCCAGCAGCCACGACTTCGTGGTGGGCGATGCACCAGGGGCCGATGAGATGGCGCAAGCGCTGCTGAAAAAGTGGAGTCCCATCCTCAATCCTGCGGCGCGCGTGTGTGTGTATCACGTGCTGACCATCCCCCGCCACAATGCAGGCTTTGACACCAAGCGAGGCTACACGTCGAACACAGCCAAAGACGCCGCCATGACGCAAGACAGTGACTATGACATTTTGTACATACGACCCGAAAAGCATTCTTCTCAAAGTGGGCGTGTGTCGGGTACCGAGGCTAATCAGATTAGGCGCAAAGCCAAAGCGATGGGTCAAGGTTAAATACCATGATATTGACTAACATACACATCGAGAACCTATGGTATAATGAGGCTAACGTAAAAGCACAGCGATGCGGAAACATCCTGTGCCTTGAGATACCACGCGGAGGCGTGATACCTATGACAAATGATACCCCGAATCCCTCTGTTATTCAAATACCGTTGACCCGCGGCTATACAGCTATTGTTTCTTTACAAGACGCTGATTTGGCGCGCTTTAAATGGTCTACGCGGATAAACGGTAAATACACTGCTTATGCAGCCCATCTTCGCAAAGACCCCACTCATCCTAGAGGGCAATCTCTTTTACTCTTGCACAGAGTGATACTAGAGCGCGTGCTTAATCGCAAACTTGTCAAAGGGGAGATTGTTGACCACATCAATGGCGACGGACTGGACAATCGCCGCGAAAATCTTCGTTTGGCAACGTATAACCAGAACACATTGAATAGTAAAATTCAGTCCCGAAACACATCAGGCTATAGGGGCGTTTCGTGGCGAAAATGCGCCAACAAATGGATCGCTAAAATCGTTGTTAATGGCAAGAATTTGTATTTAGGCCTATTTACAGACAAGCATCAAGCGGCAGTTGCTTATAACAAAGCCGCATTAGAACACTACGGTGAATTTGCGCGCCTAAACGAAATACCTGAATAGCCCTACCTTAGGGAATGCAATCACGCATCCCCTTTTCTAGTTTGATAAGGAGGTACCATGACCGCCATCACCACCGAATATCAAGAATGTCCGCGCTGTCGTCAGATGCGCCCTGCCAAATCATTCACAATCAGCTATGTGCCGAACATCTGCTATCACTGCTATGAAAAGTGGTGCGGCAATTGCAGCACGGTCAACGACCATGTGTTGAGCGAAAGCCCATGCGTTGAGTGTGGGCAGTGGACATATGACGGTTGGGCATTCGAAACAGAAGATGAGATGAATGAATGGGCCGACCATGAGTTTGATTAAATCAGGCCGCGTGTCTGGCACGGAGCGCAACCAGATCCGCCGCAAAGCGAAAGAGATAACCAAATGATGACCACCCGCGACAAGCTTATCAGTCTGTTGAGTCAGATTCCCACCGCCAAAGAGATCGAGCTGCACGATGGCCGTGTGATGGTCCCTGACAGGCGCGTTGAAGAGGTGTTTGCTGACAAGATCATGGCGCTGTTTGCCTCTCCCCTCCCAGGACTGCTTGTGATGGGGGAAGACGCATCGAAGGCGATGGCTGCTGCACTCAAAGAGTTGCAGATTGATCCCATGCGCAGCATGAACATCGTCCCCGCCACTGAGTACCACCTCTCGCACACGGAAGAGATCGAGACGAAGGTTGCACGGCTTGCGCTTGATCTCGCATGGTATGAGGCGCATGAGGAGAAGGCAGAACGAGAAGGGATGCAAGATCTGTTTGCGCAGATCATGACCACCTCCGAAGCCTATGTGACGCGCTTCGGCGGTGAGCCATCAATGCAGGGTGCGCTGACCAAGATGCAGGAAGAATTTGCCGAACTGATCGAAGCGGTTGATGAGTATCGTCAGTGTGTTGAGGCGCATCACAGCGCGGCCATTGAGCAGGAGGCTGAAATCAACGCCGCCCGTGAAGCGATTGATCTGCTGGTGACGGTTGGCGGGTTTCTCTGGGCGAATGGGATCGACCATCGACACATAGACCGCGCTGCACACGACACGCTGGCAAAGCTGGACGCCCGCACCCCTGCCACACACGCATGGAACCCCGACACCAACACTGTTGAGCGCGTTGGAAAGGTGACACCATGATCACAGGGTTCGAAGACAACGCGCGGTTTGAGTTCTTTGGCCGCAAGCGAGATCACGCCCTTTGTCCTCATTGCGGCAAGACAGGCCAGCACATCGCAGATGACGACAGTCAGATTGTGTGGGGGTCAAATCGTGTTGACGACATGCCTTATACATGCGTCTCATGCCAGGGTCAGTGGACGATTCGCCGCTACCATCAGACGGGGTATGAGCGCTACCCCTCCCCTCCCTTTGCCTGCATTTACATCCCCCAGAAAGGCGAGACGCCATGACTCACATCATTGACGCCGAACGTGTGCGCAGATTGCAGGCGGCTGCGCTGCATGATGCGATGCCGGAGACGCCCGCGATTGAGATTGATACATATGGGCTGTCTCGCAATGGACATGATTTTACGATGCTTAAGACACAACCCCATCCACTTGGGCATACATTACACCTTGCGGTGAATTTGAAGGCAGGTTGGTTGTGGCCCGTGGATGAGCAAGGGATGTTTGGCCCAACCATGAATCAAGAAGATCTTGATCATTGGATCGCCCTCCTCACCCGTGCGCGTGAGATCATGGCAGGGGGTGGGTGATGGATGGCAAGCTGTCAGATGCGGATGTGTGTGCTATCTGGGATCGATGGTTGACCACTGAGGAGAACTACCGCCAGATTGGTGAGATTTACGGCGTGACTGATATGGCGGTGTGGAAGATCATCAACGGCGTCACTCACATCCATCTTGCACCGCCCCTGAAAGATCCCTTTCCCAGAGCACGCGCGCGCCAAAAACTGGCTCCAACGCAGGTGCGTGAGATCAAACAGCGGCTTGTGAGAGGAAATGAATCAAAGGCTGCCATTGCCCGCGCCTATGGGGTGTCGTCACCCACTATCCGTAGAATTGCCAATGGTGAAAGATGGAAGGATGTTTCATGACCATCATTAATACCCCGTTCCCTGTACTCGACAAGGGGCACGTGACGCTGATCGATCTGCTGCCCCACCCTCTCACAGGTATTACACCAGATATGGCGGTGGTGAATGCGGCCCGCGTGTCGTTCAATGGGGCCAGCAAGGGGGAGGACGCTGACAAGCGCTTGCTCATGCGCCTGTACAAGGATCGCCACACCAGCCCGTTTGAGATGGTTGTCTTTCAATGGCGCATCAAGGCTCCTGTGCTTGTCTGGTGGCAGTGGGTCCGTCACCGCATGGCCAGCTATTCAGCGCAATCGGGGCGCTATGTCGAGTTTACAGAGGATGAGTTTTATGTCCCTGATGAGTGGCGGGCACAATCCCAGAGCAACAAGCAAGGCAGTGATGGGCTGATCGACTTTGACGACGCGCAAGATCTGACCGTGCGGCTAAGAAGCCACTATATGAACTCCTTTGATCTGTATCAGTTGGCGCTTGATCGCGGCGTGGCACGTGAACAGGCGCGCCTGTTCTTGCCAGGATGGGCCAGCTACTACACGTTCATGGTCAAGATGGATGCCCACAATGCGCTGAATTTCTTCAAGCTGCGTATGGCCCAGGACGCCCAATGGGAGATTCGCCAATACGCCAACGTCATGTATGAGCAGACGTTCAAGCCGCTCATGCCGTGGACTGCGGAGGCATTCGAGACATACACCCTGCCTGCGCCCATTGTGCGGATGAGCAATCGGGACGCCTGATCATGCCCACGCTGCGCCTCGCCACTGACCACACCGTCTACACCCTGACAGCGCATCTGACGCCCACGGGTGAGGCGGTGCTGTGGTACACCCTGCACCCCTGGGGATCGCACATCGTGACGCGCTTCTATCCCCTGTATCGCATGGCGTATTATGTCGACACAGGGGTGTGGGATCACATGGCGGCGTTCGATCTGGTGGAGGCGTATGAGAGATCAAAGGATTTGCCATGATCGGACTCCCTGCCCCTGACTCCAACACTTATGCGCCGGAGCGATGGATTGAGCTTAAGGGGTATGCCCACCCCTATGAGGTGTCAACGTGGGGGCGGTGCTGGTCGCCTGTGCGCAACCGCTTTCTTGTTGGCTACAAGGAGCCGCGCGGCGTCTTCTACGATCTGATCTTGCATGGGGGACGCAGGCGGTGGATTTACGCGGGGCGGCTGGTCATGGAGGCCTTCAACCCTGTGGGCAATATGCATCGACGCAAGGTCATCTATCGCAATGGCGATGTTTATGACACGCATATAGAAAACCTATGGTGGACGGATGGGCATCGGGCCAGGAGGTGAGAGGATTGTAAGGTGACAGCGATTCCTTAAGGTGATATACTGGTGATACACATGTGATACCACGGCGTATCACCTATTTTTTTAAGGAGGCTGTTCGTGGCAAAGGTGAAAGACTCTCCCGTGTTTCTGATCGATGATCAGGGAAACACAAATGGCAAGTCAGGGTTGATGGGACAATACGGCTATGAGGATGTGATTCCCTACGCGATTCAGACACCGAGCGATGCGTCGTATGGTGCGCGCAAGACACGCGCCAAATACCGCACGGATGCGCAGGATGACAGCGCTGTGTTTGAGATGCGCCATCGCAGCAACAAAGAGTACATGCCCTATGTTGTGGGTGAAGAGGCCACACGCGGCGGTCAGATCAAGCGCGTCACAGGTGCTGGCAAGTATGTGGAAGGCGTCTGGGATGTGGCTTTCTGTGCAAAGCTTCTCCGTCATTTCCCCGAAGGCCATAACAATATCGTTCTTGCCATTGCCCATCCCCCGGACGCAATCCCCTATGTTGAGCAGATGATGGATCTGCTTGGGGGCGTCCACAAAATCCGCACCATCAAGGGCGATGAACTGACCTACGTCGTTCGCCACATCGTCCCCTGGGATGAGCCGAGCGGTGCGCTGATTCGCTTCATCATTCGCAATTCTGAGGCAGGCAATCCCGTTAACCTTGCGGATGGCGATTACATCCTTGTCTTCGACTTTGGTGGCAAGATTAGCAGTATCACCCCCGTTCGCATCGGCAAGAACAAAACCGTCAAGCCGCTGTTTGATCAAGCTGCTGTGTTCAATCTCGGTATTCAGAATGTCTTGAAGGCCTTAGAGGAAGAGTTGAAGAGCCTCTATCCAGACACGTTCAAAGAGTTCAAGGATGTTCCTGCCAACATCCTTGAAAGCGCCCTGCAACTTAAGAAGGTCAAGATCTCCAACAAGTGGGTGGATGTGTCGCAGGCTGTTCTCAATGCCATCGCCCCTATCTTGGATCGCACCCAAGGCATCTACGTGGATCGCATGGAAGGTGGTAAAAACTTCTCCGGCATTGTCGTAGGCGGCGGCGGCGGCGAACGTCTCTTCCCCTATCTTGCCAACAAGAGAGACGGTATTTTGCAGCATGATTTCGTCTACATGGCCGAAGAGCCTGGAAAGCTTCACCTTGCCAATCTGCGCGGCGGCATGGAAGCGTTGAAGGTGTGGGTGGGTGACAATCAACGGCTGGTGTTCGCATGACGCGCGCGAAACCAGACCGCCATAGCCGCCACATTCAAGCGCGGCTGCGCGATGACTTCCCCTCAGAGGTTCAGGCAATCGAGGCCTATGATTGGCTGAAAACGAATCCTGAATGGACGGATCGGCTGATCATGAAAGAAGCGCTGATTGCCCTGCGTGAGAAGCTTGACGCAGGGTACACCCCGCACGAAGACAATGAGATCAAGTTCACTCGCGAGATGCGCCACACCCTGAAGCTGATCATGGAGCATGTCAACATGCTTTCGACAGTTGATCTGTCTGCTGCGCGTCAATCGCCTGATTGGGATGAACAGCGCTATCAGGATACGACCAGCAAGCTCAACAAGAGTGTGGTGCAGTTGTTCGGAACATCAAAGTCGTATGGAGACGATGAGGATGATTAAGATACCGCATGAACATCAGATCTTGCATCCCCGTGCCGCCCATTGGATTACTGGCAATGGACTCCTGTATTTGCATGAGTTTAAGGTGCCAGGAGGGATTATTGACTTCCTGACCATTCACCCTGAGACAGGACATGTCTCAATCATCGAATGCAAGATGTCCATCATGTCTACAGGGGATGCAATGAGACAGGTCGACTCCTATGCGCGATCTTTTGACCTGGGGTATGGTTCGAAGATTATCCTATTCTTGGATCATCCTGGGGATAAATACATTGCTCAAGCTGAGGCGCGTGATTTTGAGGTCTATGCGCTTGGAAGAGAGTACCCCACAACCCCCGTTCTTAATCGCGCAGTCACGCTTGACCCTTTTGATGATGTATTCTGGGAATGGTATGGGGTAACAGTGCGAGAGTATCTTATGGATCTCGCAAAGACCCGCGCAGAGGCGGCTCGAAAAGAAAGTTTGACCAAATGGCTGAAAGCAAAAGGTTGGGCATAACATTTCAGCGCTTTCACCCCGACATCTGCAAGTCATGGGGATGGAATTAGACCACACAGGAGGCCAGCAATGAGCGCACAGGGCATGATCCCGCGCCAAAATCGCATCATGAGTTATGTGATCCGCGCATGCAATGAGCTTGAGGTGGAATTGCTTGAGGTGTATTGTTCAGCGCTCAAGTGCGTATATCGCTTCAATCGAGAAACGGAATCTGACGCCCATTGGTTCCTCTATGGCACATCAGCGGACTATCAATCTGTCTTGGAAGCTGTACGTGAAACCGTTGAGCAGTTGGAGTTTGATGATATGGGGCACGTCGTCAAGAAAAAGCCCAGCGCCTCTTAGACTTCCGCGACGCCCGCACCCACGGGCGTCTGCCATGCCCCGAAACTGAACACGTTTACTTGACGTGTCATGTAAACGCGCTAGAATAGTCATAAACGGCGCACTTGCACTCGACAACCGCATAAAGAGGTTCCTCATGAGCATGACGATGTTGGCGATTCTTCATTACACCTCCCCCGATGGCAACCGCTACAATGACGACACAGTGCAAGTGAGCCTGAAACCCCGCGAGGTGGAAGAGACCGCCTTACACGATCTGCTGCGCAAGGATCTTGAGACACCGCCCAACGTGCGCACCATGAACGGTCAGGTCGTCAACATCCACACCATGCTCATGTGCAGCAGGTGTGGACAGTGGAAGAAAGATAAGGCGTTTGCGCGGGACAAATCGCGCACGCTCCGGCGGGGCCGCTGCTACTACTGCACCACGTGTCAGGCGGACATGCGCAAGCGTTCCACAATTGCTTGACATGTCACCTATTTTCAGCGTACACTCATAGACAGTTCGCGTTCTCTCTGCCACGGAACACGACCCCCTTCAATACATGACATGACGCGCCTCTGCACAGGCGCGTTTTTGATTCTGGTGACGTTATGACTGATACCCCTGAAACCCCTCCCTCCAATCTTACGGACAAACAACGCGCCTTTCTCATCGCTTATCTATCCAATGGATTTAATGCTACAAAGGCTGCGCTTACCGCTGGATATTCGGAAGACACCGCCCGTCAGCAGGGCAGCCGACTGTTGTCAAATGTAGACATCCGTCAAGAGATTGATGCCTTCTTTGCTGAGAACACAATGGAGGCCAAAGAGGTCATGATGCTTCTGACACAGCATGCCCGTGGTGACATTGGTGAGTTGTGGGACGAAGAAACACAACAGATTGATTGGGTTGCTGCCCGCGCCGCAAAGAAGACCAATCTTATCAAGCGCTTCTATCACAAGACCACGCGCATCTCTCGCGGTGATGGGCCAAATGCCGAGGAAACAGAGATCTTCGAAGACACCATTGAACTCCATGACCCTCAAAAGGCGTTAACACTCCTCGGTAAGCAGTTTGGCTTGTTCACCGAGAGACTCAAGATTGAACTCACATGGCAGGACGAAACAGTTGCACTCATCAAGGCGGGCAAGCTGACCTATCCCGACGCGCTGGACACATTTGACCATGACTACACCCTCGTTAGATCCCTCTTTGCAAAGGCTGAGGTACCAATATCGGTTGGAGAAGATCAAGGCTGAGGCGGCGGCTTACGATGGGCTGGCCCGCCTTCACCCAGGGCAGCGCCTCATTGCCAATTCACCCGCCCGCTTCAAGCTGCTGTGCTGTGGTCGCAAGTGGGGCAAGACAGACTTTGCCGCTGAGATCCTGAACGCTGATCTGCGCAAAGGCAAACTTGTGGCATCGCTTGCCCCTGCCTACAAGACCACGCGGGCGATCTGGGAGTATTTGAAGCCACGGCTCCCTGCTGAGGCCAAAGTCAACGAGGGCACGCTTAAGATTGAGCTGCCCAATGGCGCGCGTTACACGGGATGGTCACTCGACACCACCGCTGCTGACAGCGTTCGCCCGTTTGAGTACGACACAATTGTGATCGATGAGGCGGCGTTTGTTCCGTCTCTGTTTTCCAAGTGGACTGAGATCCTGCTGCCCACTCTTAGCAAGCGCAAGGGCACAGCGTACTTTCTCAGCACCCCATGCGGATTCAATGACTTCTTTAAGTTGTTTCAGATGGGACAAGACCCTGATGAGCCGTTGTGGGCATCATGGAAATTTCCAACGGTGGGGCATGAGTACGCCAACCCCCACATTGATCCTGCTGAAATCGAAATGCAGCGCAAGCTTCTCCCCACGCGCTCCTTTGCGCAAGAGTACACCGCCTCCTTTGAAGAGGACGCAGGCGCGATTTACGACAACTTTGACCTTACGTTGAACACAGGCAATGTCAGTGAAGAGGCAAAATATGATCCCAACCTGCCTGTGGTGTGGGGCGTGGATGATGGCTATGTCTATGGCGATGGCCCTGGCTCGGCCTCCTATCATCCGCGTGTGATCCTGTTTGGCCAATTCACAGCACGCGGCGGATTGAACATTTTTGACGAGTATGCGGCAACGGGGGAGGTTGAAGAAACCACCCTGGCAAACGCCTTGGCAAAGGGATACCCCCGCCCTGACATCGCGTATGTGGACAGCAGCGCGGCACAGTTGAAGGCGCGTATCTGGGCACTCGGTATCCAGACCTTTGGCGCAACGCACAAGGTTAACGAAGGCATCAAGAACGTTCGTCGCCTCCTTTGCGATGGGCAGGGCCAGCGTCTTCTTCGATTTCATCCACGCTGCAAGCTGTCTATTCGAGAGCATCAGACCTATCGCTATGACATCTCCGTGACAGGAGAGCCGAAGCCACTGAAGGTTGACGATCACACAGCGGACGCCTGCCGCTACATGTGCCATGCACTAAGGTATTAACATGATCCCCGTTCAGACCACTGGCACCTCTCCCGATGCGCAAATCAATCGTGCGATTCAGGACTCGGCTCAAGTCCTGCCCTCCGTCTCGCGTGATGGCATCCAATCGCAGTTCAGTATCGGCGGCGTTCGCGGCACCTATCTGCCTGCGTGGGGCACACGCACACGCGAGTACGCGCTGCGCGATCTCTACCTTATGGATGAAACCTCGCTCATTCAGGGGGCGTTCACAGGCGTGGCCAAAGCCATTGCCTCGCTTCCCTGGGAGATCAAGGGCAGCGATGAGGAGAACGCCGCGTTTGGTCAGATGGCGGCGACACAGGGGTGGCGGCTGCGCAAGAGCAACGGCGTCGAATACTTCCAGGAGGTGTTCCGTCAAGCGCAATTTGGCGCGGGATGGGGGACATTCATCACGCAAGGCGTCCTGAACTATCTGCGCTACGACACAGGATGGTTCCTTGAGGTCATTGCGCCGGGGGATGCCTACGATCGGCCATTGGGCGCGATTGTGGGACTGGCCAATCTCGACACACTCAAATGCTACCCCACAGGCGATCCACGGTATCCAGCGGTCTACTATGATCGCTATGGCGGCCTCCATGTCATGCATCATTCGCGCATCATTCGTATGGTGGACATGCTCGACACCGATGAATTGCGCCCTGGCTATGGCCACAGCGCCCTGTCGCGTGCCGTGCCTGTGGCGCAGCAAGAGATCTGGATTCAGCGCTACATCACATCACGCCTGGATGATCAGCCGCCGCCTGGGGTAACAGCGGTCAGCAATCTCTTAAAGCCTGCATGGGACGAAATTCTCCAAAAGTATCAGACGCAGCAGCACACCGATGGCAAGACAACATTTGGTCAGCGCGTGTTCGTGTTTGGCATGAGCGCTGAACATGAGGTGAAACTCCAGAACTATGATTTCCAATCTGCGCCTGAAAAGTTCGACTATCGCGTTTACACCGATCTTAACGTGGATCGGCTGGCGCTGTCATTGGGCGTGGATCGACAGGAGCTAATGCAGCTCAGTGGCGGCGGCGCGATTGGATCACAGGGTCAAAGCATGATCCTCGCACAGAAGGCGCGCGGCAAGACCATCGGCTTTCTCTTGCAAGAGTTGGAACGTCGGTTGAATGACCTTCTCCCCGATGAGTACACGTTTGAATTTAAGTATCGTGACTCTCAAGAGGCGTTGGAAGACGCGCAAAAGATGCAAATCCTGGGGGCAGCAGTGGCCAGCATGGGCGCGGCCCTGTCACCCAATGAGCAGCGCACACTTCTGGCCAATGAGATCGAGCCTGTGCGCGATGCCATTGAAAACACCCCGCGCGCCAATGATGTGGTCAATGTGCCCTTTACGGCGGAAGACAACACATCCGGCGCGGCCCCTGTTACCCCTGTGGCACAAAACGGCACACCTGGGGGCGTCCCAGGGCAAGCCCCCAAGCCACAGGTGAACATCAACGATGATGTGAATGACGACATCACGGCCAAAGCGCAGAAGGACTATCTCACCACGCAAGCATTATTCGTTCAGGATGTGCGCGATCTGTTGGTGTCAGCCAGTCAGCCAAACACCTATCTTGATCGTCGCGCCTTCACCGTCGTCATGCGCAGTTTCCTCAAGAATTACGGCTTGCAAGCCTACAAGGATGGGTTGGCACAAGGGCAGGTGTATGTGGACGCCTTAGACCCTGATGACAACGCGCGCTACATGGGCGTGTTGGTGGATCAGAACCAGTACATCAACGGTTTGGCCGATGACGTGTACAAGACAAAGGCCGTGAATGGGGCCAACGCACAAGACCGCGCGATGATGTGGGGTAAGTCGCTCCAACAGTTCACGGACAAGGGATTGGGCAGCGCCGCCGCCAATGCGATGTTTGAATGGCGCTATGGTCTTGCTGAGCACTGCAAAGACTGCTTGCGCATGAACGGGCAGGTGCACCGCTTCAAGACCTATGAGGCGCGCGGCATCCTCCCACGGGCCAGCAGCCTCGCATGCAAGGGATACAACTGTAAATGCCAGCTTGTCCGCACGAGTGACAAGGCGAGAGGACGGTTTTAGATGAACATTCGCGCAAAGTTTAAGGTCATTGACATCACTCCTCAAGGTGAGGGGCACACATCGGTCAATCTCATGGCTGTCTACTCGGACGATCCCAGCCATGAGAATGCAAAGTATTGGAAATACACCCCATCTGGAAATCTCATGATGACGGTGCTCTCTCACGTGGTTGAAGGCTTCAAGCTCAATCAGGAATACTACATCACGCTTGAGTTAGCCGAGGATACCCATGACTGACATCATCGAACATGACGCCATCGCCAACACACCCGATGAGGATAACGAGCCGTGGTATCCGTCGCAAGCGGAAATGAACCACAAGCACGCCCACGAGGAGATGAAAACGTTCATCGCCACACCACGGCAAGACAGCGGCTTTGTCGAGCGCATTGTGAAGTGGTTCAAGGGTGAGGCGTTGAAGCCTGGAATGCACATCGTCCGTGAGAAGTCGGACGGGCTGCGCCTTATGACGATCATCACATCGAACAGCTACGAGGATCGTGAGAAGGAAACCATCACATCTGAGGCGCTGAAAGCCTATGAAGCGTCCTGTTACCCTGGGGAGGATCTGTTCCACTGCGACAATCCCCTGTTGTGGTGGCACGATGATGACATTGTGATGGGTGAGATCATCGCCGTGAATTACAGCGAACCCTTTCTCATTGAGGTGGCGCGCGAACTGCCTAACCCTGTGTCCAAGACGCTGTTTGACTTCGCTGAGCAGAATGGCGACAAGGCAGGCGCATCCCATCGATTCGGGTACCTTGAAAAGGACCGCGATCCCGATGGCACGTATCACCGCATCTTCAAGCAGGAAACCAGCTATCTCCCAGAACGCAGCCTCGCGGCCAATGACAAAACCTATGCAGGGGTGGTGAATATGGCAAGTCCTCAAAGTGACAAGCTCATTGATCAGATCTTCGAACCCATCGGGATCAAAAACGCAGCCGCAAAGTTTCACGCCAAAACGGGCGAAATTGACAAGGAATTTGAGGCCCTGGGTCTGATCCACAAGGCGCTGCCACCGACGCCGCCCAAGAAGCCCATACCCCCCGTCGAAGCGGACGCCGTAGCCACCACGGAAGCGGCGGATATGGCTGAGGACATGGTGGAAGAGGAAGACGACAAGGCAGAGACGCCCGCCGCTGACGCCGTGCCCGATATGCAGCGCATGCTCACGGTGCTCGATTCGTTCTACAACATGCTTCAAACCATGATGGACGCGCAAGCCGCCTCAGAGATGGATCGTGTCGGCATGATGAAATCGCTTGACGAATTGAAGGAGACACGCATGGCTGAGAAATCAGCGGAAAAGGTCACGATTGACAGCCTTGAGGCCAAAATCAAGGCGCTGGAAGAGCGGGTGGTGTCCGCTGAAAAGAAGCTGAGCCTCGCCCCGCGCAGCGTCACGCATAAGAAGGGCGGCACGGCGGATGAACTCAAGGTGGCCATCGACAAGGCGGAGAAGTCGCGCGAAGAGGGCGAGCTGATCATTGATCCATTCTGGGGGCCAATGAAGCCCCTTCACAAATAACGAGAGAGTGAGGATGCGCAATGGGTGTTATCGTCAACGGAATTGAGTTCACTGAGAAGCAAATCAGTGACATGAGCAAAATGGGGCTGTTGAACATCGGGCAGAAGAATGACCCGTCCAGCAGCACACCGACACAATCACAAGTCCTTCAGGGAACATCATACACAAACGCCAATCAATACGGGCTGTTCTCGTATCCAGGCGTGCGCCCTGAACGCTTTAGCGCTCTTATGCGTCCCCGCTCAATGGCCTCGATCCTGCGCCCGATGAAGTCGGAGTATGGCAACGAGATTGTTGAAATCATGACAGGGCAGACCGCAGGCACGACCACCAATCAGACCGATTGGTGTGCCCCTGGCGCGCTGGCTGGTGTCCTGAAAACATGCCAACAGGTGTACACCTTTGGCAACTTCAAAATGAACACACGCATCACGCCGATTCAGGAGGTGGGGTTGCTGCGCAATCGCGCTGATATTCCTGGCGAGATTCTGAATCGTCCCCCGCGTGAAAATCCATTCATCCCTGACCGCATGTATCAACTGACAGACACGCGCAACCAGCTCCAATACGAACTCTTCACTCTGGGCGTGCAAGCTGAGCGCTCGTTTGAGATAGAACTGTGGCGCGGCGTGTCAGGCTCAAACACCAGCATCACAGGGTGGTGGAAGGACTTCGCAGGGCTGGACAGTCTGGTGAAGACGGGCTATGCGGACATTTACGGGACACCGTGCCCCGCCGCTGACTCGATTGTCATCTCATGGAACGCCGATGTGGGCGCGACGGTGAGTGGCAGCAACATCGTTCAGTCCATGTCAGATCAGTATTACGCAGTGCGTGATACGGCGCGGCAAGTGGGTCTGGATGGCGTTGAGTTCGCCTTTGTCATGCGCGTTGAGCAGTTCCGTGCGCTCACTGAGGTGTGGTCTTGCCAATACCTTACGTATCGGTGCCAGTCGAGTAACGCAGGGCAGCCCATCCAGATCACGGGTGATGAAACCAACCGTCTGCGCCTTGAGATGCAAACAGGCCAGTACCTTTTGATTGATGGCGTCCCTGTGCCTGTCATTTTCAGTGATGGCATTCAGTTGGAACAGTTGGGAGGCGGCACGCCCAAAGTCTTGCGCGCTGACGCCTATCTGCTGCCCATTTCATGGAATGGGCGTCCGCTGATTCGCCCTGAATATCACGACATGGGCAATGTCTATGCGCGTGAGTTTGCAGGCATCGTCTATCCAAGCGCTGAGTTCATCAATGATGGCATGTATATGATGAACAAGCGTGAGGCGGGCGGGTGTGTGGAGATCGAAATCAGCATGAAGATGCGCGTTTTCCTTGAGACACCCTTCCTGGCCGCTCGTTGGGATGACATTTCATTCAGCTATGGCGCGCAGACCCGCGTGGCCGATCCTGCCACCACGTTCCTGTACAAGAACGGCGGCGTGACCTACCGCGTGTAATCGGACACCAGTCCGCTTGCATTTCTGCTTCATTTCGTGATAGACTAGAGGGGAACGAGTGTTCCAACACTCTCCCCTCACAACCACAGGTGTTATGCCTAAACTCACCATCATCATCCCCGTCGGTCCGAACCATGAACACATCTTCCATGAGGCTGTTGACAGCGCAGAAGCCCAAACCGTCCCCTGTGAAATCATTGTGATTCATGATCGTGACGGTAACGGGGCAGGCCACGCGCGCAATCAAGGCATTGCCCGCGCAACCACACCTTATATCACTTTCCTTGACGCTGACGACATCCTGGACCCTCACTTTGCTGAGATCTGCCTCGGTGTGCTCGATCAGTATGCGCAGTCTGGCAACACCGACCCGCGCTATGTCTACACCGACTGGCTCGGACTGCACAATGTGGCGCATCAAGCACCCGACCCCTGTATCGCATGGACAGAGAAGACGTTTCACCTCGTGACCACCGTTCTGCCCACCGAGCGCGTGCGACTGATTGGCGGCTTTGATGAGGTCATGACAGGGGTTGAAGACGCTGACTTTTATGTACGCCTGCGTCTGTCGGGCCTGTGTGGGATTCACGTCAACGCTCCGCTTGTGAGCTATCGAGAGGGTGGCCAGCGCAGCATTCAGGCGCGGGCATCGGGGCAGGAAGCACTTGCACAAGAGTATATGACAAGACGGTATGGAGGATATTCACTCATGGGCTGCTGCGGAGACAACACAAAGGGGCCAATCACGCCCACCAACGAGCCGCTTGATGGCGACGTTCTCGCACAAGCGCTGTGGAACGGCAATCGCATCGAACGCGGGCGCGCCACGGGTCGCTTCTATCCGCGCACCTCGTTCCCCAAACTCTCCTATGTCTCCCCCGATGATGTCAACGCTGCCCCGCACCTGTGGAAGCGCGTCCAATCGCCTCAGCAGGCCGCCAACGGCGTGATCCTGAAGCCGGAGTACAGACCCTCGGATGGCAACTGGCAGGAGGTCATGGCGGGCTTGTTTGGGGGCGGTCAGCCGCAACCCGTGAGTCAGCCTGTGGAGTACAAGCCCAACCGTGCGCAGACCAGCAAGGCCAGCGTTGTGGCAAAGGCGCAAGAGTGGGTCAAGGTGGAAGGGAATGATTTGGGATGAGCCTTGGTGTAGCTGGATTAACCCTAATCGTTGTTTTCGCAATTCTGTGTGCAACCATTGTTGCGGTGTTTTGGGTGTTGGCGAGAGACACCAAATGACCCCTAACGCATGAACCATGCAAAGCATGTGAGAAGATAAGGACACGTAAGAAATGAACGAAAAAAATGATTGGATTAATCGTCCATATTCAACAATGCCACAAGAGATGCTTGACAATCTCTTTAACAAGCCTGTGGAGCGACAGGATGAACCTCCATTCAACTACCCTTCACTTGACGATTTCAAAAAACTTGTCACGAAATGGGGCAAGCCAAAGGGTGATATCGGGAAATGACCCCTAACGCCCGCCCCCTTGCCGAAGCCTCATTCGTGATTGCGTTGGGCGTCGGCGCGCTGATTCTGCTCAACAATTTCGCGTTGGGCATGCTGGTGGTGCTGATTGTTCTGCTGATGTTCATCGGATCGGCCATATGAGCGGCGTCTACTTCGTCAAGACCGTGCATCAGTATCAGTCCTACACCGATTATTGGCGGCTTGTCGAGCTGTCAGGCTACCCCATCATCGACTATGACGCCGTGAATGTGGACAGCGACAACGCCTATATTTTCACCCCTCTGTCTGCCGAGTGGGAGCGGCGTTGGGATCGTCCAGTGAAGGCCACGATCATTTTGTGGGATCTGGAGTGGCGATTGAAAGAGTCCTCCTACGATTGGGGCGAATCAGCCCTCACCAAGCCGCCATTTGTGTCGCGTGTATGGGCCTCCGATCAATGGTATGCCGAGCGCATCGGCGCGCAGTATGTGCCATTGGGGTCGCATGCGGGGCTTGTCGGCACGGCCCAGACTGATCAGACATTCGATGTCGCCTTGATGTCCTACATTTGGGGGCGGCGTCAAACAGCGGTCAACGCCCTGCGTGAGGCGGGGTTGACGATTGCGCCCAACGCCTGGGACGCGGAACGGGACGCCATTCTCAAGGCCTCACACGTAATCCTGCACATTCACCAGCATGAGCGCGTCCACACCGTGGCTCCGCTGCGCTTTGCCCTGGCTGCTGCGTATCACAAGCCACTGATCAGCGAAACGGTACAGGAGTGTGGTGTCTTCAACAAGGCGGTGCTGTACGCCGATTATGAGGAGTTGGATGGCTACACGGCGATGATGATCCGCCGATACCCCCAATTACTGAGGCACAAGGCCGATGAATTGCATGATATGTTGTGTATCAGCAATTCGTTTCGATCCTATGTGGAGAAGGCGCTATGAACGAGCACGGTAAACTCTGGCAAGAAACTGTAGAAGACCTGTTTGGGGGCCGTGATCCTGATCCTGAATCGGTGCCTGTTGTGGGCACAATCGAAGAAGAGTTTGATATTGAGCCTGTATGCACTGATAAACCCAAGCGCAAGGGCATTCCAAAATCGTTTGGAGATGTTGTGCATGAATGGGCTGGTCCAGGGACCGCTTTGGGATGTGCGTTGGCTTTTGCCATCCCACTTGGATTTTTGTTTCTTGTGATGTTTATTTTTATTTCAATTTGGAATGCCATTGCAATCGAAACACTGAACAGAACATCATGCGCAGATATGCTCAACTGGACAATGAATCGCGTCCCCGCTAGGTGTTTTGCAGAATGGAGTAAAGCGCGATGATCAATGGCCTGAAAGTTGCCACCATCACCCC